CTTTTGAATACGATTACTATGAGCTACAGAAGCATTGTCCCTCCTCATTTCAGAGTTAAATGCTTGTAACTTAGCTTTGGCAATATCAAAGGTATCTAAAAATTTATTCATATAGTTGGTATCTGTACCTTCTTTATTGTCCATTAAGCGCTTTAATTCCTTAATATCATCTGCAAGAATAGTACTTGCCGCACCAGCCTTTTCAGCATTAGCAATGAACTTGGTTAAATTTTCAGCTTGTATCTGCCATTGAACATCAAGCGGCTTACTTCTCATATCTGTAGAATTATCCGCTTCTCTTATAGTCTCACCAAGATACTTAAAGGATTTTGCCTGTTTGTCAATACCATAAGTCAAAGTGGCAATTGATTTATCTTGACGTTCAACTTGAACATAAAATTGCTGTAAAGCTCCTGAAGCATTTTCGTAAGCTTTAGTTACACGAGTAACCTCATCGCCATTTTTCTTTAACTGAGCATTAAGTTGTTCCTTAGCTCTTGCAAGTGTTTCATCTGTTGTCTCACCTTTAATGACACTAATATTATCATACTTAGGCTTAGTTCTACTTTTTGTAGCTTCTTCAACTTGTTCTGTAATACCAGCAGTAGGGGATATCTTTAAGTTATTAAAAATTCCTGCAAGCTGAGACTTCATAGAATTTATACTTTTCTGGTCAAGAGTACACTTAATCTGAAAACTGAAATTCTTATCTGAATTAATTTCTTTCGCTATCGTATTTAAATCATCAATGATTTGCTTCTTTGATTCAGTTGGATTTAATTTTGCTATAAGCTCAATCATATTATCTTGTTTCTTTGCCATTCAACCACCTCTCTTTCTTAATAAGCATCAACATTTAATATTCCATCTGGCACAACATGAATCCCTAAAGTATTACTTGAATTATAAAAATCAACGCCACGTTGAATCATATGTGTGCCTTCAAAATAAGTAAGACGGGGGACTTCTTGTCCTAACATGGCGGCAAGCCTACGGGAGTGCCAACCAAATTCCATAAGAACAGGAACGTAACTTAAATGCCTACCATAAATAGGAAACCATTCTTCATATCCAAAACTATTATTCCAATACACGCCATCTAAATTTTCATGATATGCATATTCATTATGAAATCCAACACCAATATGCAATTCATTTCCGACAATTCTTATATCTGCTAAATCCTGTGCATATAATGCGTGTTTTAATCTATTACTACGGCTGTACACCACTGGCTCATAAGAAGCATAATATAAGTCTATCTGTGCCTGTATACACCTATATAAGCGTTTAGCTTCTTGAACCATAATATCCTTTACATATTTACCACTTGTAGTCTTTGCTTTTGTTAAGTCTATATTTTTTAACTGGTCACTAAGAGACAAAACTGCCATTCAGCATCACTTATCCTTTGTCTTTTCAATCACGTTTTCCGTTACAGCTTTAACAAGCTTTGCTTTATCAACTTTATTAAGTTTATCAAGAACATCTTTTATATCAGCAAGGTTGGTAGAAATATCTATATTTAACATTGCCGATAACTTATCACAAAGTTTATCAAATGAAGTCTTAGTCATGCTATTAATCTGATTATCAACAGCCTGTTCCAATTCCGCCCATATAGCAAGCTTTACAACTTCTCGCTCAATGTCACTAAACCATGTACCAGCCTGTGTTGACTTGAATACTTCTTCAATACCAACATTGCTTACATCAATATCTGTCATATAATTGATAATTGCATATCTTCTTGCAATCTCACGATTTTCAGCATGATACACTCCGTCAATAAAACAACTATCTGCAATAGAATAAATTATATTTGTGTATGTATCTATATCGAGGTAGCCTTTGATAGTAACAACTGCACCATTGATTTTCTTTGTTATGTTCTTTGTAGCAAAGTTCTTTCCTAAAACATCTATATAATTACTCATAAATAATAACTCTCCTTTTATTTTATATATTATTGTAATGATTAACGCCTTCGTATTTCATTACCGCATATCCGCCTATATTAATAGCATCTGCTAAATCATCATCATTGAACAAGCTAACATTAAATATATCCTCAGCAAGTTCAACACTCTTTTCTTTTTGAACAGGGCGCTTACCAGTAATTTTTAAAGCAGACTTCCATGTGACTGGTTCGACAATATCAAATTCATATCCTTCTTGTCTTAATCTTTCCATTGTCATGCCTCTAAGTTGTGATAACATTCCAAATACTTTGATATTGCCATTTGAAAAAGCTCCTTCTAAGATAACTATATCAGGTTTATATTTGTTAATTTCAGCCATAATCAAATCAACCATTTCAAAGGAGCGCTTGTAATCCTTTGTATTTTTATTTGCAGTTATTTTTTTATAGGCAATAAGTTCACTATTATCCCATACTGCATAAGCTGAGTTTATGGATGCTTGGTCTAAGCTAACTATCCTAATATTAATCACTTCCTTAAAATAAAAAAATAGGGGCAAGCCAAATATAATGACTTACCCCTTTCATTAATCAAGATTCCGAACTTTCTTCATCTTCTTCTGATTTTTCAATTTTTGATTTTTGCTTTGATACCTTCTTAGGAGTACCCTTTGCGATTATGTCCTTAATACTTGCAGTAATTGATGGCAGAAGATTATTAAGGTCGCTGTCAGCAGTTATTCCTATATTAGATAAAAGCTGTGTGGCTTCTTTTTCGTCAATTACTTTTTCCCGAAATTCTGTAATAACCTCATGAATCTGATAATGTTCTGACGTACAGGCTGTTGCTCTCCAACTACCATATTCTTCACAGTTAGGACAATAATTGTATTCTTTGCCACAAATCCAACAATTTGTTTTCAAACTAACTCACCACCATTAAGTTAATGCTGGGAGAGTAGGACAAACTACCTTAAACAGAAGCTTATCAGCATCACAATAATCTTGCTGTGCAGAGAAGCTAAACGGGAATGTATCTGTTCTACCAAAGTTTGTTGTAACAGAAGCAGAAAGCTGCGCATTGGGGAATATAATAATTGCTGAGATAGCTGTATTAGGGTCACATACTGGATGACAAAGAACATCTACAACCATTTCCATATTAATCGGGAACTTATCAGCAGAATCATATACAGCAATACAATCTTCTGAATTATAATCATACTGTACAAAAATCTGGTCACCAGCAGCAATGTCACCAGAATAAAAAGTAATGGTATGAGTAGCATCGTTTTCACCAGCAGTATAAGTAAATACACCAGCAGCAGCAGTTGTACCCTGAGTAAATATTTGTTTTGCAGAACCATCCTTGTTAAGCTTTACAACAGATATTTTATACTTGTTATTTGAATCTTTAGCAACTGGATATTTTGTAACATACGTTGTAAGTGTATCAGTTGCAGCATACGTCTTAATAGGGTCAGAAATAGTTACTACAATACCTGTATCAGTACCGCCTACCTTCTTACCCTCGCCATTAAGCTGATAAGAATATGTATCAAGATTCCAGAATGTTTCTGAACCACTAAACTGAGCCGTCTTAGCGTTCATCCATCTTGCAACAGTAGAACCCTCGGCATCTGTCTTAATTACTTCCTGAGCATCACACTGTAATGATGGGTCTGATACCTGACCAGTAATAAAGTAAGGAGTACCGTTAAGCTTGTTACGACCAGTAACACGAATTACCTTGTCAACGACAAGCTGTGCGCTTGTAATTGTTGCCATAAACATCATTCCTTTCTTATTATGTTTTAATCAGTTTCACGTAACCAATTAAATTCTTGTTTGTTAATCTTGCTTAAATCCAAGTTACCTGAGTATGCTCCCATACTAAGGTTACATGAACTTTCAACTATGCTTATGCTTTTTACAGCATCAAAAAAGGCATAGACTTTTAAATCCCATACCTCGTCTAATCTATATTTAAAATATGGGTGGTTAGTTACTCTTGAAATATACGTCTTTAAAAATGATTTTTTCTTTCTGCGTTTATTAAATTCCAATTCACTATACGCAAGCTCAATCATTTGATGTTTGGTATATTCATTAGCAACTTGTGTATATTGTGGTGGAGGAATCATATGTATCTTACGTATGTAATCAACCAAATCATTATAAGTTCTTTCGTTAATTACCAAATCCCTATATCTCAATTCAAGTTCACCTTCATGGTCTACCATTATAAATTTAGAGAAATCCAAATCTGTAAATAATAAATCTGTGCAACTTTTATCCATAAATTTATAAATAACACAAAATAATTGATAAGAAGTAATCTCTGTAAAATCAATTCCCATTTCGTCAAGTTGTGCTATAATATCAAAAGGAGTAGCGGTAAACGTTGAAATAGTAGAGAAATACTTATCCTCACCTAATTCTTCTATATCTCCCAAAGTTGGCTGACGTATTGTTATCCCGTCACAAATCTCAATATCACGCCCACGCAACATATTCAAATTTTCAAGTATCATTATTCACTCTCACACATTTCCTGATTAAAGTCAAGCACATCAAAAATCATTTCACGACTTCTATATGTGTCATTTAAACTACGTGGCATATTTGATATTCTTTGCAACGTACCAATACCAGCAATATACTTTCCATTAAATTGTTTGTTAATTAATTGGGAGATATAATCTATCCTTACAGCAGATTGACCAGCACTTTCCATACGCATTACATCTTGATGTGCTACCACATAAACATAAACATGACACCTATCATAAACAATATCTTGTTTCATTGCATTGTATCTATCTTGTATTGCTTCTAACCCTACTTCAATCATAATATATGTTTTTGCATCTTCCTGAGTAGGTACAATAAAGTAGTAGGGGAATAGGCGAACATAAGCTAAATCTTCGGCATCTTCACTACTATTAATAGCAAGCGCATTTATAATCTGCTCATTATTTTGAATTTGGTCAATCAACTTGTTTTTAAATGTGGTAATAATGGTATCATTAGCCATAATTAAATACCACCTTTCACACTGATTAACAATTCACTTGATTGTGTACCATTATCAGCTTTTAATTTAAAGGTAGCACCAACCATATCAACATTACTTTGTAAATGCACTTTACAAGTATGAGCATCAACAGTAATTAATTCTATATATGGTAACCATTGTGCTGTGGCAATAATACTAAATGTTATGTCATTAACGCTATTAACATTAAATGTTTTGGTTCTACCTATTCTAATTTCTGGATTACCAGAATATGATATCACAATTGGACTTGTAGGTTGTGGGATTGTGCTTGGGTCAACATAATCACAAATCATTAAGTCTATCCTGTCAGTTTGTGGATGAAATTCATGCTCCGTAAATGTTATACGCATAATACGCATTTCATTATAAGAGTAGGGGACTTTTGACATTGAAGTAATTATATATGTATCTGGATGCTTTGTAGCATAATCAATGAACATACGCTTATCTCTCTGTAATTCTGCCGTAACTTCGTCAAGAGATATCCAACTCATAAGCTGAATATATCCTGTTTGAATAATGTTATTAGCAGTTTCGACACCAGTATTATACTGAGTAGCATCCGCAGTATATGAAGGATAGTAATAGATTGTACCAGTTTCACTATCTTGCCATTTAAGTGTATAATTACATTCATGCAAAACAGTTTTAGTATAAATCGTATTACTCTCAGGCATTGTCATTATAAGATATATTTGTGTATTACCTAAAGTGTCTTTAGCTTTAACATATTTATAACTTGCAATACTATCACTAATACGTGTAAGTATTTGCCTTTTCCAACCCTGAGTATAAGCATCAAAAGTTTTGTTTTGTATAATAGCTTCTGTTTTTACTTCCGTTTCAAATAAACCAGTTTCGCCATTATACTGACCACTACATAAATAGACTTCTTCACCTAAAGGCGTTTCTGTTAATGCCTCGTCAAAACTATCTCCAACCCAATCTGTCCATTCATCATTTTCAAATCCACTATTCAATGTAGGCTGTGGGTCAATAACATACCATTCTTGCATATTATCACCTTACCTTAATTGAACGCATGGTTTTTTTGTTTATGAAGAAGTTCCTGTATACGTTCTTTTTCCAGAACTAAATCCTTATAAGTTACGTTCTTTGAAGAATCACTACCAGTTAGGTGAATGTCCTTGCCATAGAAACCATTAAGTTTTTCAGCTCTTGATAATTCTCTTGTAACATATTCAAGATACATAAGCAGACCTAATGTGTATATTACGCTTCTATTAAGTTTTGAGCCAAACTTATTTGTAGTTTCATTATAGTCTAATTCGCCTATCTCTAATTCATATTGAGCTAAAGCAGATGTAAACCAAGCGTTTTCAAGTCCTTCTGGTAAAGCCTTTTTTGCCATTGGGTGTGTCTGAAAGCTTGTTATTACATCAGCTCTTGTAGTTTCTTCGCCCAATGCAATCACCGCCTTATTCTTCTATCTTTAAACCTGTGTGCTTCTCAACAAGCTTTATCTTATTATAGTCATTAATTTCAAGCTTCTTGATAGTTTCAACAAGAAACTTCTTTTCTGAAAATGTAACAGCAAGCTCATCAATAGCCTTTTCAAAAGCTTTATTTGTTTTAAGCGCAAATGCAGCCTTTACCTTATCTTCGCTAATAACTGTCTGTGCTACTTCTTCTGTTTCAAGTCCAGCATAGATTCTTGTGTCCTTATCATCTATATAAATGTAGGCATGAGCTGAATCATGGTTCTCTCCACAAAACAGAATACTACCAGACTGTACCTGAGATATTACCTCAGCTCTGTCACAGATGATGGTTGTCAGTGGGGGAATATTAACTTCTCCCTGACCATTAATTCTTCTGAAACCTACAGGAAAGCTTGTAAGGTTCTTTATTTTAATATTCTCACTCATGTTAAGTGAATCCATATAATTGCCTCCTTTATAACAATGGGGCGAACTTAATCGCCCCATCATATATTATTATCAAACAATAATAAATTAACCTACAGTGTCAATTACACCAATCTTATATTCCTCGCCCTTAGCAACGTCAGCAGCAACTTCAAGGTCATATCTTGTAAGGAGTCTGCCTGTTGTTACGTCTGTGCCTGTCATGCTTGTAAGACCGCCACGAGTCCAAAGCTGGATAGGAGATGTGAAGCCAGTAGGAACAACAAAGATATATCTGTCATTCATAATCTTATCGAACCATGTGCCAGCAGCATTTGGCTTACTAAGGTCATAAGCGTTGTCAATACCATAAACAGTAGCACCCATGAGAGTAGAAACATATGCATTGTTCTTAATCTCATTCATTGCCTCCTGTGAGATATTGAGATAAGGTGTACCCTGTAAATCAGAATATGTAGAAATGTCATTAAGCTTGATTACAGCAGCAGTATCACCAACAAGTGTAACCTTACCAAAAGGACGAGCCTTATTAATTACAGCCTGTACATTAGCTCTTGTAACACCAGAAACCATATTCTTAATTGTAGCAGCAGAAATAGAGCTAATTACCTTGTCAAACGCAAAAGATGCAGCCTTATTTCTCATATCTGTCTTAATGTTCTCGATAAGAATATTCTCAGCACTCATATCACCAAACTGTGCCTTGCGGTAATCAACCTGATAACCAGCAGCAAGAGTTGTTGTAGGAACGCTATACTTATCAGCATAATTGAAGCTGAAAGGAACGTCACCATTTGCAGCCTGTCCTCTTGTGCTAATGTTCTGCTTGATAACCTTACGCTCTACAGTCTCATCATAACCGAGGTTCTCATATCCACCAAAGAAACCAAGAAGCTTGATTTCTTCAAGAAGAATAGGATTTACAACATAGGTTCTGATTGTATTAAGCTCTGAAATAGCTGTCATATCACCAGCCTCAGCACGAGTGTTAAGCTCCTTGATAGCGTTTGCACATCTATCACCGCACTCTACACCGTTTCTATCCTTAATACCATCTACAGACTTACCATCAACCATAGCCGCATATGTTGCAACTATAGGTGAAGTTGAATTAAGTCCATTATGAACTGCATCCTTACGGCAGTTATTCATTTCATTGATTTCAAATGTTTTCATGTTATCTTACCTTCCTTTCTCTAAAATCAAGTAGTATATTCCTGTACAAGAACTCTGATACCGATAGGAAGAAGCTCCATAACCTTAAAGCAAATATCGCCAGCTGCGGTTGGTGTATCTTCCTTGAACTTGAAAGTTGTAGCATCAAATGTAAGAGTATCACCAGCTGCAATATTTGCATATGTGCCAGTTACATTTTCCTTTGTTACGTCAAGTTCCTTACCAACCCAATCTTTAAGTCTAAAGAGATTAGCATACTCACCTTGCTTAATTGTATAAGTGAGGTCATATTCCTTATCGCCCTCCTGAGTATTCAGAACGATATAAAGGTCATTAGCTGTTGCAGGAGCTTTAGTAACCTTAGAAGAATTTGTGTATGTAAGACCTACAAGTGCGCCATTGGGGAGGTCTGCGTGTGCAGTAACGTTAGGTACGTTATGAGCGCTATGCTCAATCATTTCTACAGTATGTACTTTTACCATAATAAAACCATCCTTTCTTTAATTAATTAATAAATAGAACCTTCTTCTACAGCCTTGCCGTTTGGCTTAGCTTCAAATACTTCGCCATATATATCAGCAGAATTAATTTCTACTACTGGCTCATCCTTCTTTTCCATTGACTGCTTACCGATGCCACGATAAATAGCATCAAGAACTGTATTAATTTCTACGTTCACGGGGTCAGTCTTAAACTTTTCGATTTCGTCCTTTGCAAAATCCTTCTGTTCGTCAGTGAAATTCTCAATAGCAGAATTAAGTTCACCAAGTCTCTGAGCCGCAAGAGCTTCACCAAGCTGTTTTGTCAGTGTTTCTCTTTCGCTATACCAAGCATCACGTTCTACTTCCATATCTGCAATAGCCTTTTTAAGTTCCTCGACAGAAGCGTTAAGCTCTACAATCGTATTCTCTTTTTCAGATATTGAAGTATTAAGCTCTGAAATGGTTGCCTCATATTCTGCGTTCTTTGAATTTGTCTCTGTTACTGCGCTCTTGACAGAATCGCATAACATATTGATAGTCTTTTCATCCATCTCATTTACCTCACTTTCTTGATTATTGTTTTTATTTAATGAAGCCGCTTCTAACACAATGGCGTTTTCGTCTGCTTCTTTAACACTTAATATGGCTGTTCCACTAAAGCTAAATTCTTTAGGAACTCTATATTCTCTTGTAGCTTCACCGTCATAAATAATATGATTATTATTTTCCTCAGTGCCAACTAATTCAATTGAAGATTTAATAGTATTTGTAGCTATATTTTCTTTAAGCCATTTTACAAAATTAGGGTATCTTTGGTTGAACAAATATCCTTCACCGACAAGAACCTTTTTATCTTCACCGTCAATATTAATTTTTTCTATTTGCGCTTTTTCAATTGTTCCAACAACTTCTGAATTAAGAAAAACTGGTACAGGATTTCCATTGTCATCTTCAATTTCATCTGTATATCCATGACCTAATGGTACTGTTTTAGTGTCATCAACAAACTCACAACAAATAGGCATATTAATAGCACTGTCCAGATTATTCAAAACATATTCTTCGACCCAATGAAGCCCATTGCCCTGTGTATCTTCTTCGTTTTCATGGATGGTGAGAAGTGCCATCTTTATATATCTTCTGCCGCCTTTTATTTTTCTACTTCCCATTTCTAAAATTGCACTCACTATTTCTCACCACCTTCCTTCTCAGTGTTATATAATAACAAAGAGCTACCACATTGGTAACTCTTTACTATTAACTATTTGGTTTTGGTGCTCCATTAGAATTATTTGTTTTACTTCTAATGGTGTTCTCGTTAGTAGGATTCTCATTTACTGGTCTGCCACCCTTGTTACTTTCATCATCATTTCCAGAAGTATTATATGACGTTGCATTAACAGGGTACTTGTCCATTACGCCTTCTTCAAGTTGCTCATCCAGCATTGCAAAATATACTTCCTTTGAAAGTCCAGCACAATTAGCCAGATAAGCAAGTGAACCTCTACCAATTGTAAATAACTCCTTAGCATTTTTAAAGTATTTATCTCTATTCAAATGAGTAATAGGCAGATAATTTACTTCAACGTCTATATAATTCAAACCAAGTATATTATAGTTAATAACTTTATTTAACTCAGCAACAATACCTTCTATCCATTCACATATTTGAGAAGTAACTAATTCCAGATTGGTTTGCTGTGCGCTAAATGAAGTAGTACCACTTGCATTAAGAAGTGAAGCCGCAAATCCTAAATCTGTACCAACAGTTGTACTTAGATTAGACTCATAATCGTTATCAAACAAATCTGTTTTTATATCTATACTTCCTATCTTAGTACCAGCCGCCACAGAAAAGAATGTAGTTCCATTTGTACCTTGCTTTCGGGACACAGCACTTTTAACAGCATCATGCTGTTCTTTTTGTTGCTGTTTAGTTAAAGCAGATGTACCAGCAGTCTTACCTTCAGGGAATGTCTCATAAATAATCTTGTTATTTATATTATCAAGTAAATTCCTTTTTGTATTTCTAAAATAGTCAGAATACAAAATATCTTGAATAGCGGCTAAAACAAGAGGTCTGCCCCACGGTTCGTCCAAATTAGAAGATATTTTATGAACTATTGTTTTAGTGTTATCAAGAATAAACATCTGCCCCGTTGCTTTGTTAGATTGCCATTTATTATATGCAACCGTAAATTCAGAAGGGTATTTTTTTAATTTACTTTCAGCACTTTCAAGTCCAGTATCAAAATACGCTAAATCAAAAGCAACTACATATGAATTATTTTTAGTACCAATGATACGGCAATAATCAGTAGGCAGAGACTTTAATGAAGCATTTATCTTAGCAAGCTTTGGTTTTAATGCATTAACTTCTGATACAGACTCAGCTTGAAACTGATTAATAAATTTTGTTCTATCTGCTTTTGTAGAAGCAGTATCTAAATAATAAAAAGCAACTCCGTCAATACAACCTTTAAGAATAACATCTCTTATAAACTGCTTATGCTTGATTTTGCGCATAACATAACGCATAACTTCTTTATTAAGTTTTGAAGCCTTATCATTAGCATAGCTTGTTACAATATAATCTAAAGAGGGGAGAGCTGAAATGTAATCAAGTGTATTTCTTGTAATACCATCACTTGAATATAACCGCCTTGATATTTTTCTAAGCTCATAATTGTTGGCATCCAGCATTGGTTGCTGAATAATACTTATAAGTTGTTCAACTCTATAATCACACAAAATATTGAAATATGTATTTGTTGATACATCATTTCTGTACCAATAACTATTTACTTCATAGTTACTTGTATCATTTTGTTTTCTTGTAATTTTATGTACCTTAGCCATTCCTACCTCCTTTCTTTGTTAATCGACAAAAACGGTTGAAGCATATTCTTCGTCAATAGACAAATCCTTAGCAAACTTATCTACATACCAAAGCATATATATTAATGCTGATACTCTATCCTTGTCAACTTTAACTGCGACTCTTTCAATAGTAATGCCACCGTTAGGCAAATGTTTCATTTTTAGATTTGCCGCTTCTTCAATAAACGCATCTGTTTCAATGAATGGTCTAATACTATTTTCAGAATCTTCCCATTCTTTTTCAGTAAAGTCATTATCAAGTCTACGCTCTAACAGCTTTAACCTTCCACTTTCAACATAGTCAATAAAGTTTGTAACAACTTCATTTTGACATGATTGTGCTTTTAGGTTATAAACTATTTTAGGTGAGTAAGGTATTTCTGGTTCATTATTGTCATTAATAGTGTCCCAACAACCTAAACTTTCACCAGTTACGGGGTCAATAGTTTCAGCAAGTAACGCATCTATGAGTCCAGCACCCAATCCATTTCCATCGCAAATAACCATTTTAGCATTATATTGTTTTTGAATTTGTTTTACCCTAACAGCTTGTGCGGTAAAATTTAAAATGTTAGGTATATTTACAATATTAACAATATCAACAGCAAGTATCTTTGTTTTATTAGCGTTCCGTATTACCTTACCAACAACAACCGAACTTTGGTTATTAGTAGTTTTCTGAGAACGTGCAACGTCCACACCCATAAAGTATTCCGACTCATCATCATGGTCAACAATGATTGGTTTGGTTAATACTCTGCAATCAAGAAGTTTGTTAATATTAACAAGCGCTCCCTCAGAAGCACCAACCCATTCCTGTTCATAATTCTGTTTGAAAGCAATAACAGACATATTCTTCTTTTTATTTAGTATCTGACTTTTGCTTGAACCTCTGCCATACCAACAGGGGAGCATCCAGTTAGAACCAAGTACCATTTTACCTTTGAGTTGTTCCATTTCATCAACCATACTTACCAAACGTAAATATTCATCACTACCTTTAAAACCAGCGGTAGTGAAGAAATGAATTTGCTGATTAAGCTCACATGGGTCAGGCATACTAAGCTTACCAACAGTAAGTCTTGGTACTTCTACTACAGGAGCAAGGGCATCTTCAAATAATGCATTGTTTAACAACGCTGATTCCTCTATCTTTAAACGAGAACGTCTTTGTCCTTTTGTCGATTGAGCATTTGCAATAGCATCAATTTCAGAACCACTCTTAAATTTAATAACTGCCACACCTCTTTGAAATTTTGGCTTTTCCAAAAGTTCATTTTCAATAAGAGGGTAAAATTTAATTATTTCATTCCATTTGGTTGCTAACAAATCAGCGGCGTTTTCTTTTGTTTGAGCTGATATTGCAATAGTAACATTTGGATATAACATTGCAACTACAACAGCACTTAATACTTCATTAAAGGTTTTTGCATATCCTCTACTAAAATCACCATATAAACTAAAGAACCTAACATCACAACGTAAAAATATTCTTTGGTCTAAATGTAGATTAAGTCCGCCTTTCTTGGGTTTGAGCATATCAAGCATCAAATCAGGAAACCAGCGACACCATGATATGAAGTCATGATAGTTTACAATCTTTTTACCAAATTCAGAAGTGTTAGCAAGGGCTTTTATTCTATTACTTGCCATTAACTATCACTTCCCAACTCATAGTCATTTGGCAATTTAATAAACTTCTTTACTGAGTCACGATTCTTTTTAGCAGTATCTTCTGCAAAAATTCCATAAGGGTCACCATACTGTGCAATATATTCTCTTTTCTTTTTATCATAAAACATATAAATTTCTTTATAGTCAACTTGTGGCAAACCTTTGAGCTTACGACAGAAATTAACATAGCACCAAATTATGAAATCTGGTGCATCATTAGGAGCATATTTAAAGCGTGGCAAAATTTCAATAATATCCGCTGATTCCTCAACGGCTTTAGAAATCTCACTAATGGCTGTAATACCACCTTGTAAATCAGCCTGAGTTAATTGCTTAGGAGTAAGCTTTGCTTTTTCAGCGGCATCCTGTGCGGCTCTGTTCCACTTATCAGCGGCAATAACGTCACCAGCCGCAGTTGCTTCTTCCTCTTTAACCTTAAAACGTACATAAGTCGCAAGAGCTTCTTCATGCAAGTTGGTTGATAATTGATAATTCTGTTTAAGTTTATCATACTTCTTTTGCATCTTGCGATACTGAGATTTAGTATATCCATCACCAAACCTATCAACTATCTCTTGTGTCAATTCAAAATTAGCATTATCACTTTTGTATACAGCTTCTTGTTCTGCCTTTTTCTTTTTTTCAGCTTCAATATATTCTTGTTTTTCTTTTTCTGAAAGTTCAACATATTCAATTCCGTCCATAAAAGACATTTTAGAATATTGCGGAAGGGATGATATATTTTTCATATATATTCCAATAACATCACTTCTTGACTTTTCGCCTTTTGCTTTAACTTCACTTATCGCAGAATCTATAATGTCTGGTAAAAATGGACGGTCAATTAATTGAAGCATACGCCTAAACTCGTCTTTATTTAAATTGCCATCTTTATCTAAAGAAGCCGCCTTAATACATTCCTTGCAGACATTTACATATCTTCCGTCACTTGAAGTCAAGGGATTTGAAGCTACATAATAATCTATTAATGGACGTTCTGTATTACAATTTGTACATATTTTTCTTGGGCGTTTTTTGTATGGCGCTCTTTTTCTATTCTTACTGCCTTTAGTTCTACCCACAAAAGACATCTCCTTTTAATAAATAAATTATCTCCTTAAAAAAGACGGTAAGGGCAGGAGACAACCCGTACCGCCAAGAAGCACTAACTAACTTCATGCAGTCAATTAGTACATCAATTAGATTTTTTGCCATAGAACCCGTCTGTGTTCACAATATAATTACCATTGCAATAATTAACTTTGAAGTTTCTATCAGACGGTTCACCACATTTGGGGCATTTTTCATGTGAATCATATTCACTTATGCTTCTTGTTACTGCAAAATGTTCATCACATTTTGGACAGATATAATTATATTCTGGCATCTTTTACTCCTTTTGTTTTATTGGTGCAGTCTTACATATCATTGCAATGCTTGACCACATAAGGGCGGCAACCGCCCAGAAAGAGGAAATAAAAAACAATATCTTGAATTTTAAATTAAGATATTATAATTAATATTCAATATTTTATATATTAATAATTTTTTTGGATGCAGTTCCAAGAGTCGAACTTGGGACACAAGGATATGAACCTTATATGATACCGTTTCACCAAACTGCCTATTTTCTCCACGAAATTGCCTTTAACACAATTTAGTGGAGAGAATTGCAACAACACACATAGTTTGTCTCCAAAAAGGACATAGTGACGAATACAGGATTTGAACCTGTGAGTGCCAGAATGAAAATCTGGTGAGTTAAGCCACTTCTCCAATTCGCCATAATGCGCAGGTTTGCTACTTGTCCGTAACCTACCAATGCGCAGGTTTGCCTTTCCACATTAGGTTGTGGCAACCATTAAAAGACCTTACGTAGTCAGCTTGTAGGCAGAACAGAGGCTTGCAAGGCTCATTGATGCTCGTAAAGAGCTGAGTCTTATATAGTGCCAGTAATGGCTCTGTTGCATTATAGAGTTTGCTCATGCAAGTTAATGCAAGGTTACTGTCTACAATGTGCTTTGGGGCGGTGTATTATAACTGACCACCGCCTTGCCAGTGTCGGACTCCCCGTCAGGAGGAGTGGTGCGGAGTTGGGGATGTGCGCCCCAGACTTTTCCTTTTTATCGGACTGCTTTACTGCCAAGCTCACTCCACATTTTGTGCGCTTCAAGAGCGCACAGTTAGGCTTGCCCTAAACGAAAGGAGGTACATTGTTATGTACTGGTGCAAAACATAATATCATTGCAATTATGCTTTACATATGGGGCATATTAATAATTGTTATTTTAGCCCCATTCCGTTATTTATAAAGCACGACTTCAACGTGCTACTTTATGCTTAGTTGACTATTGCCAACTTTTAAAGTCTTATTTTGTTTTCAATCTGAAACGGTACGCAAGTTGAAGTAATAGCATAATTCATAGCAGAGCTTGCCGCATCAGTTTCTATAAAATGAATAGTATCAATAAAGCTTATTGCTTTATCAGGATAAAGCACTGGTTCACCAATTATATTTGCATTAGAGAATATAGTAATCATAATATTACCGTCACCCTCTTGTGCAGTCTTTATATCATCATCAAAAGTATAAGCACATTCTACGTCAAGTGTTAATGTATTTCCATTTAACACTTTTCCGTTTAAAGAAGTTATCATACCTTGATAATCTTGATAATTTACAATAATAACCGCACTTCCATTATCCATAACGGTAATTAAAAAATCAGTAACGAACTTGTCAAAATCTTCATATTTTTTGAATATGGCATTTATCAATTAGCTCACCACCTTAATTGTAGCTTCATTCTCAATTACAAAATCTTCTGGTGAACGTTTACCAATTGAATTGATATCTATATAATGTAAGCCAGCGCCACGGGCAACTGTACCAGTAGCTTCAATTATTGCTGGTGAACAATATAATTTATTATCAGTGCTAAGTGCAATTATATAAACATCATCATAATGTTTCCAATCATATTCCATTATCTCTATATCGCATATGGTAATAGTAGGATATGAAAGTAAATATTTTATGAGTTCTTTTCCGTTTGAATAATCTGTTATAGTTGTAACGTCAACACCTTTAGCGTTTGCCTTAATCATCTTAGCAAATACTTTTTGAACGTCCATAATATTTATTCTCCTTTATATATTCAATGCAATGTAATAGGGTAAATACATTCAATACCTTCACTATTGCAAATTACAACAGTCTGTGACGGTTTACCAGTAAGTCTTTTTTGAACTGTAAAATCATCTCCGCTACCGCACAAAGAACCACTTCTAATATATTTTATATCAGCAATATCTTCCATAGCAGAAGCGTGTAAATGACCACAGAATATTCCTGCTGGTTTATATCCTTTTGCTAAAACAAGATTAGCAAGTCCCGTCTTATTAAAAGCATCATAATCTCCATGTACTGTCCAATACTTATTGTTACAAATATCAACTTCTCCAATTGTGTTGTCACAGCATTTGATATATGTAAAGTTATCTACATGGGATAAAGAGTTTTTAACATACCAACCGATAAGGTCATCAAGTCTTTCGTCCTTTAATGCTTCATCTTTCAAATCCATTCTTGAATGGTTTCCAGATACATTAATAAAACCAACATTAAAATGTTCACATAATCCTACTACAAAATTTGTTATTAATTCAGAAGCCAGCATAATTTGCTGAATAACATTTTCACGATTGGTGCATTGAATAGACTTGTGAATTGAACCACTTATAGTATCTCCAAGTCCAAGAACAACAACGTCATGAATTTCATGCCGCCTACCAATATCAACAATATTGCTAAAGTATTCAGCAAGTCTTGTACGTGCAACATCTGAATTATAAGAACCCCACATACTATCAAAGCAAGCACCTATATGTAAATCACTAAGACAAACAACCATAGCTTTTGAGCCGTTACCTACAGAAGTATATGAAATTTGATATTTGTTCTCACCTTGTTCTTTAATTATGGATTCAAGATAATCAAGCTTTTGTTCAACACGGGCAGAATTGTAGTTCTGTTTCTGCCAAGCATTACGTTCATCACGGAACTGTATCTTTGCACGTTCAAGCTCACGCTTCTTAGTATCAATCTCTCTGCACGTATCAGTATTACTAATAAAAATATCCTTACAAGCATCAAACATACGGTCAAAAGATTGATATGTTTTGCGATATGCACTTTCATCATATGTCAGATTAAAACGTTTATTAAGTATATCAGCTACTTCATTCCAATCTTTATAAAGCTCTTTCTTAGAACAAGTTTCATATATGGCACGAAGCTGTTCCTTTGTAAACTTATTTTTTATACGCCATTCCTCCCTAATCGTAATTTACTAAATCATGATTTACTGAATTATAATTCACTGAATTATTTTTCAGTAATATGCAAATGATTAGGCAAGGTCAATACTTTCGCCAACCGTCATACTTATTTCACAGTTGTCAAAGTCTTGAAGAAGGTCAGCAAGTGCCATAGGCTCATCTGAATCCTCAATATCTACGTATATTTTATTATCTTCCTTGTTGACATCAAGAACGCCCTTAATTGAAATGTTACGCTTCTTTGTTATATTTGCTTTTCCCATTTCTAACTCTCCTTAAAAATTAATTTTATCACCCATAGTAGGTGTGTGAACTTTTGCACTTCTGTCCGCATTACTCAAACTTGTGCGGAGCATTTTTGAAAAGTCCTGTTTTCCATTACTTTCAGAATGTATTAAATATATTTTGTTGTAATATAAGTCATTAGTATATCTATCTATTAATTCATTTCTACAAGCATGACTTGAAAACGAAGTGAGTTGTATTACATTAGCTCTGCCTCTTACTCTTTCACCATCAATGCTTACCCATTTCTTACAATGCTGTATTTGATATGCTACACTATCCTTATCACCAGCATAGCCACATAACATAATACGTGAGTTTTCATTTGGTAAAACGGATTTGAGCCATGACACAATACGTCCATTCTTTAAGAAGTTTGACGAGCTAATAACAACCTGAGATGTTTTGAGCTTTTGCCACTCCTGAGATTCTTCAAAAGAGTTCACCCACACTATATTTTTCCATGACATAACTTGTTGCCAAAGATGTGTATTCTTTTCTACAAGCTTGTCCCATAAATTACATATTTTAATTCCAAGTGGAGCATCAACTATTATTGGAGTTGCAAATGTTTCATCTTCACCATATATTTTATAAAGTGTAGTTAATATATCTTGCAAGCGATTGAGTGAAAATGTACCAAACACAACCTTTTGTGTATCATGTTGACAGCACTGGTCTATAACACATTTTATTTTTTCAATATCCTTATCTCTATCTTTTTGCTTATGTGTCTTGTGACTGCCGCCATATGTACATTCTCCTAAAACAATATCCGAAAAGGGGAGTGGTTCATATGGTAAGATATAATCTTTATCTATGTCAGAACCAATATCACCAGTAAATCCTAATGTTTTTATTGTCTCTCCCAACTTGAATGTCAAATGTATCTGAGCCGCATTAACAATATGACTTGCATGATAATATTGAATTATAAGGTCATCAAACAAAACAATACTATCATTAAATGGCAATTCAACTAAATGTTCAAGAGCCATTTCAATATCTTCCTGAGTGTAAATAGGTGAAGCGTTCATGTTGTAACGCTTTTCAAGTTTAACACAATCACTTTCAAAAATCTTTAGACTATCTTCCCACATGATACGTGCCAACGCCTTGTTTCCCTTCGGTATGTAAACATTACCCCGATATCCACGGGCAAACAAATAGGGGACAAGTCCACAATGGTCAGTATGAAAATGACTTATGATAACAGCATCTAAATCCTTAAAAGGTACTTTGTAATTGCGTGTATTAACTTTGTACTGTTTAAGAATATCATCACCACTTGTCTGATACAGTCCAGCTTCAAGAAGAATCTGTTTATCATTAAAAGTTAAATAATACATACTGCCAGTAACACCTTCCGAAGAAGTACCTACAAATTCAATAGTAATTTTATCTTTGCTTTTTGACATGAAGTGACACCTCACTCGTTACCTTCATCTTCTTCACAACAATCATGGCAAAATGCTGTATCACTCATAAAAACAAAAATGTTTTCCATTTCTATATCTTGTCCAATTATACTATCAACAATTCCTTTTTCAACCATTTCATCTGCAAACCAATAGTTATCATGAGGTGCAATGCTTTCAAGATATTCAGAAGTAAACTTAGAGTTTTCAGATATCATTTTAAAAATACGTCTATCTATCTTGGGAGAAAAAGCCGCATAGTCTGCAAACTTTGTTGCGGTATTCAACGTTCCTTCTATACCATCATGAAACATAAATATTGAATTTGGCATAGCAATACGCTGGTGGCACACACTATATATAGCAAAAGCCATACTCATAGCATATCCAACACAAACACCAATAACAGGTGTTTTTGATTGTCTGATTGCATCCATAAGACCGATGCCATCTTCTACCGAACCACCACGACTATTTATAACAAGAACAATAGGCGTTCTTTCTTCTTCAGGAATACCATAATCAATACCATTAATTTTATATATCTGCATAGTAACAGTATGCAATAAATCAGATGTGACTTCTGAATCAAGGTAAAATAGTCTATCACCTAAATCTTCAAGGTATAGCTTTTCAGCCAAACCAATACTCATTATAGTTTGCATACCGCCACCAGACAATTCAACTAACTGCTCAGGTGTAATTTCCATATAACCTTCTGGTAACTCTTTTTCCTTCTCTTTCGCCTTTGTCTCTGGTTTCTTTTTTGCCATTAGTATATCCTCGCTTTTATATTGTTACGGTTGTCCAACCGCCCCTTACTCTTGGTAAAGGATATTAATTTACATCTCCGTAAGTTTCAATAATCTTAACTGTCTCACGGTAAGCGGCAAGTAATTTACGAACTTTTTTATCATCTGGTGCAAAGTATTTTCCTCTGCTACTGCCCTTGCGCTTTAGTCTGCAAGTATGAGGACAACGTATTCCATGCATTGCCAAATAATGTGCTTCTTCTCTTGTAATTTGATTCATGATATCAACCACTTTCATGTTAATAAATAAAAAATAAAAATAAATCATATCTCTTGACTTTACAAATACAATATGATATGATATAAAGGGATTATATATCCCATATATAAATTAAATATATTATAAATAAAAAAAGGGAGCATAAGTTTTTTCTTATACTCCCTTCGGTTATTTAAAGCGATATTACGACATTTGTAATCCCTTCATGTAGTCCCCGTGTTTTATTTTACTAATAATCTGTTTAAGGCTATATGTAGACGAAAATTAAGTATTTAATTTGCTTTCATTCTTTTTCTGAACTCTATAAGCTTTATTGCATTATATTGTTTACGATATACCTTCTGACACTTTTCGCACCTACACTGTTTGCCTCTGGTCTTATTTATTTCAGCTCCACAATCAACACAAATATAACCATATTTAGTTTTATTAGCCTGTAAGTTCTCATATATTATGTTACCATAAGTATGAAAGAAGAACTCCTTGCAACGTTCATCTTTAAAAACATTATGCTCCTTAAACATATCCTTAATAAGCATATCACAAATCTCATATTGAGCATAACTAAACTGGCGCATAACATTTATAATATCATTAATAATTATTGAATTACTTGTTTCTTCTTTGTCCTTTTTTAATTTGATAGTAGATACGGTATTACTATACACCCTTAATACATTTTCATCAACCACAATATCAGGATTGTTCATAAGCATACGATAATCAAATCTGCGCCTATCTGAAAAGGTAAGCTTATAATTTTGCTCTGGATATAAAGTGAAGATACGGTTTACAATACAATCATTAATAGGTTCTACTTGTTCTGGCTTTTTATCCTTTGCATAAACAAAGAACGCTGGCAATTTCTTATTGACATATTTGGCGATAGTCTGCCTAATATTCTTAGGCGGCGAACTCTTGTATAATGTCTTAGCAAAATCAATAACTTCATTATTAACCATACAGAGATATTTTAAGCAGTTCATTGCTTCTTGCCTTGTCTCAGGATTTCTAATCTCAGAACTATTCTTTATTTTACTTATATTATTAGAGACTATACCTATATTGCCACCAGTAAAAGCAACCGATAATCCTTTGTATCTGGTTGAATTTGTTACTTGTTCTTTACCAGCTTTACGCATATTGTAATATAATGGTACTACTCCAACCTGATTACGCTTTGCAACATTAATAAGAATTTCGTCTTGTACAATAAGAGTTTTATCCCCATCTACGTCATACATAAGAATTTTACTTATTACATCATGGGTACTCGCATAACAGCCGTTTGTCACAAACCACTTTTCAAGTTCTGGTCTACTTACATTATTACGAATAGCGTGTTCAAAATAAAGGTGTGGGCTACGCAAGCAATCTACTTCTTTGCCAAACTCATGTAATTTACAATGTACTTCACCATTAGCAAGTAAACCTTTAGGTATCTTTTCTCCCACAAACAACCATTCACAAAACGCATAGAAATCAGGAAGAAGAAATGTATAATATCCATTTACCCTAAACTTAGCAGAATACAAATCTTTTATCAGCTTCTTTTTAAAGTCTCTTAACTGTTCTCTAAAGTAAGTGTCCTTTAATAATCCATTATATTCTATTAGGCATTTCTGCATACCGTTATATTTGTACATAGGTTTATCATCTTGTATGCCAAAAAGTTCAAGCTGAATATTCTTATCAGTGCATATATTCTTTATGTAGGTGACACTGTTAGAACACATTTTCTTTAGTTCTGAGTCTTTATAATCAATGAAGCTTTGTATCATTTGATAATTGATACTTGCTTGCTTAAAATAATCTTCTTCAACATTGCACTTACCAGCGTGACAGCCATTCTTCTTAAAACGTTGTTTGTAGTCATCCCAACTATCAAAGAAAGCCGCCATTTTAAGCTGAGACTTTGTAAAGATAATTTGAATATTATCCTCAAATATATCCCATTCTTTGCCCCATATATCTTTCACCTTAGATGAACAGCCATGCTCTTTGATAAATTCCTTAAAGGGGAACGCCCCAAGCAACCCCTTTGTCCACGGCATACGAACCATAAAGTTTCTATCACTTAGCTCTGTACTTATCATACCAGCGCCATCCGTATGAGGAATAGCCACAGGCATTGTCTGACGAGTAATGCTGTAATCACGGTCATCTACATAGTCAACTTCTGTGACCACATTAGTTTCAAAATCCTCAACTACTATACAGCGGTCTATGTCAAAGTCTGTCCATTCTTCTGTTGCCGAATTGCATAATGCAAGATAGGCGTTCATCTTATTAATATTCATGCCGCCTTTGTTATTGATTTCTTCTATAGTTAATCCACAAGTAAGTCTATTCCATTTATCATTAAGTAAATCCTCACGTACAAACACAGCTTTCTTGGTGCGTATCTGACCAGCGCTACTTGCAAAATAAACATATTTGTAGCCGTTATGATAATAGCCGCTATGTATTAAATGTTCAAGTATCTCAAAGTAAAATACTGATATTACCATTATTTGTTCATTTACTTCTGTATTCTCTATAGTCTGTCTGATATCCAAATTAAGTGGTGTTAAATTCAAACATCTTGTCAGCTCACTATCAAAAATAGATATCCTATTACGTGGATTTAGTTTAGCAGGATTCACATACCTACGTCTATTCATATTACCTTTCATCATGGTAATTAAGTTAGCTTTAGACTGCGACAGCTCTCTTGAAGCCGCCTTGTATCTTTTATTAAGTACAAACCTTACCGCCATGTCAAGGTTTTCATCTGATAGATATTCTTTTAATAGCGCTTTCTCATTACGAAGCTTGTACATTCTTTGTTCAATATTACGTTCTTCTTCAAAATAGAAAGTTGCTGTATCTATACCATAAATACAATATTGTTTATCTAATGCCATTTTTTATTTCCCCTTATTTAGTGTTCACAAAATCATAGTCAATATTGAGTCTGTCTGCACATTATTCAGCAAACAAAACGCAAAAACAGCTTATATTGAGTTTGCGTTTGTTTTACTTTCAAGAATAGCTAAGTATGCCAAAGCTTGTTCCTCGCTAATGCACAACAAATTTGTTTTGCCGTAATAATCCATTAATCCTTCTAAAGTTTCAGACTTTCTTACATCACGGGAATAAGAAGCTATTTTATTTAAAGTTGTTTCAGTCATTGTTATCTGCACCGTTCCTTTCCTTTAACCATGCTAAAGCCATTTCATCTGTTATGAGACTTAAATCATTTTCTGCAACATTACAGTATTGCAGTAGTTCTTTTAAAGCAGAGCCGTATTTATCCCCTTGCCGCATAACCCTACATATCATTGCTATTGTCATTGTTGCTATCCTCGATAATCAACTGATAATATTCTTTGTTGGTGCTTAAATTGTTCAAACAAATTGTATCTGCATGAGCTTTAAGACAATCATTATAACCTTTCATATATACTTGACATTCTTTTTCTGAATATCCATATTTCTCTTTTAGATAAGACACTAATGTTTTCATTAAGTAAAACTGAAATTTATTATCCATAAGTTACTCCTTAATCAAATCCAACACATCTTGTTCATAATACCATTTAGCTTGTAAGGAACAGGGGACATCTACACGGCATCGACTATCATAATAAAAACAATGCTTACATGATATTTTAGTCATATTATTATTTATAACCTTTAATGCTTTCTTTAAAAGTAATTTTGCCTTGTCAAACTTTTCAGCTATTTCCATGCCAGCCTTTGCAGAGTTATTCAAAGCTTCTTCTGTTGCAAAGAAATTATGCTCTGCCACCCTGAGCATTTCAATCAGTTCTTTTTTTGTAAGTTTCATAAGATAACTGTCACTATACTGTTTATATCCCATGCGTTGTCACCTCAGTTCCATGAACTTATTAACCAGACCGCCAGCTACCATAAACGAAAATGCAATGAAGATAACCATAGGTGCGTTTATCTCCACCTCGTCATACCGCACACAAGACTTGCCGAAATAGTAAGTCAGAGCGCATCCTACAATTGCAAGTATTATTCCAAAAACTAAATAAAGCCAAATCATTTTAATTCAATCCTCCTTATTATTAAGCCATGCCGCAATACAGCGACAGCACCGTTCATATGTTGTTTCATTATCATTCAATAGTTTGGGACAAGAATAAAAGTATTTATATTTTGCACTCAGAGCATCAAGTATACAATTCTCTCCATGCAGAAGCGCCAACTGCACATCACATAAAATATCATATTCATTACGCTTCATTAAATAGCGGTCACGATTTGTCAAGAAGCTCACCTAACCTTTCTCTTAACAATTCATACTTTCTTTTACTTGCTTCACAAGAATCTTGCAATGCTTTGAACTCAGGCATACATTCCTTTATAGTAGCATCAATACCGTCCACAAATCCCCGTGTGTACTGCTCCTGCTTTATCTGCCTCACATAAGCCTTAATCTCAGGCTCAGTCATCCACTTACCATCAATATACATAATCTATCAACACCATTCCTCTGCGTATTTGCTATATAACGGGCAACCGTAGTATTCATCACTGTAATTATATTTACTGCATATACAACCCGTCATTGCATATTCAAAACTAAATTCACCATAGCTTTCTGTCTCAATTGTGTTTATCTCATCAACCTTGCAATGCAGAAAGTCTAAATAATCCTTTGTCATGCGGTATCACCCCTAATACCATACTTTTTAAATGTAACCATACTACTACTATCCTCCGCTTGTATGCGCTTCAATTTGGTTTCAATGCGTTTGCCTAAATTTGGATTGCCTAAACAAACCCTTGACAAAAAGTTATATGTCAGCTTCATCTCATCTAAATCTATATTATCAATTCTGTTTGCCGCATTATTGCACAGCTTATTCTTAAACTCTTTGCTAAGTCCACGTATAAGCACATTTATATCTTCTTCAAATGCATTGCGGTACTCCTGACACTTGTCTGGGTGCAGAGTCCATATCTCATAAACTTCCACTACATTTGTTATGCCATACTGATTCAGCACTCCATGAAAACGCTCACGCCACTTTTCAGCCTTATCACTGTAGTAACGCTCAGAAGCATTTTTGGTTTCAGCGTAAATGTCAGCTTGCTCCACGGCATCCTTGTAAGCCGCCATTTCTTCATCTGTTGCTAACGAAGGTTTCTGATTCACGAACTGCACCTCCACCTTGCCGTTGGCAGTTCCAACTACACGGGCATTGCTTCTCATAACTAAATGCCTACTATTGTATATTATTAATTGCATTTGCTTTAGATACTTTAAGGTCTGCTCAATGTAGTAATTCAGTGAAGTGGTCATGTGCTTCAGGTAATCATAAGCCATAGCCTCATTGAGCTTGAAACTATCAATTGCAAGGTCTGGCTTGCCCTTAATAGATTTATAATACTCTGATACTATCTTAGACTTTTCTGCAAGGGACACTGTACCCACAATAGTCTTTTCATATGAGCTGTTCATAATATAATCTAATATAAGCGGACAAGTGTATTGGTACAGCCCTGTGGCACTCTTGATATATTCTGGATTGATGGGGACAGACCTTTGTTTGGTCAAGCTGTAATTGCCGTTCCTTAACTGCCGCACATTGCAATACTTCTCAGCTTTAGCAAGAAGGTTTTGCTTATAACTGCCATCCAACTTGCCATGCTCCTGAAAGTATTCCTTTTGATTTTGAGTGCCAAACCTTGACACCAGTTCTTCTTCTGTGATTGTTTCTGCCATGTTGCTCCCTCCTTTAATTTTAGGTTACCTAACACAGTGATGTCAGGTAACTTTAAATTGCCATCTCTTGAAACGACCATATATCTGTAAATAATGGCGCTTTAGCTACTAAAAGTTCAGTATTATATAATTACTTAGTAACATAACTTTAAGTAGCTAAAGCACTCTTAAACGACCTTATATAGCCTTAAACGGCATATGGCAATTTTACACTAACTGACATTTTTTGACATTTGACACTTATCATTTACACTATAGAATTTGTACTATGTCTATTATAAAAAATATATATTTCCTTTATTATGATTATATTATACTATAAACTTTGTACATTGTCAAGAGTGCTTTGAAAAAAATTCTTTTATTTATTACAATCTAACTTTACTTTTCCCCCTATGGGGGAAATCAAACACATGAACTGTGAATGAGCGTAGCGAATGAGCAAGTGAATGTGTTTGGTAAAGGGGGCTACTGTATTGCATTATTATATATTACATTATTATATTACATTATTATATATTACATTTCTATATATATTATTATTAAGAGGGACACCTAATAAACGGCTATAAATAGGGAATAAATTTTGAGTTTAACACTTTTTAAAAGAAATATTTGAAAAAAAGTGCTAAAGCTAAAATGCTAAAGCTTGCTAAAGCTGGCTAACGCTAAAATGCTAACGCTTAGGTACTTGGATAGGATAGGCTGGCTTGCCACTTGTCTGGCTTGGCTTCGCTGGTCTGGGTTCGCCCTTGTTTGGTAAACACTTACATGGGGACATATGGTTATTCTTTGATTTAATGGCTATTTATTGGGTTTTCTTTTTATATTGCTTTAGTTAGGATATATGAATTGCTTTTTTATTTTTGGAGGTTTAATGGCGTAGAATAGGGGAGTAGTGCGATTTGTTTTATAGGTTATAGATTGGGTTTGAAAGGCTGGGGAAGGCTGGGAGAACGGGCAGTCAAGTGAAGCACCTATTGGTATAAAAGCGCTGCCGATATTTGAACAAAATGTAAACATACCGCCCCTGTATGAATTGCCGTTTTCTGCGATATATAGCCCTGTTTGACCTTTTAACAAATGATTTGATTATTTTCATTTGTTAAATGAATGAAGCTAACCTGTACAAATAGTAATATTGAATTAGCTTGTATACAGTTTGTATTTTTCTATACTTTGCGCAAAGTCGCCTGATTTTAATACAAAAAGTAGAAAAAATTTTTGAACGCTACATCAAGCAGGAGTGCCCATCCGCCTTGTTATAGCCTTAAATCCCATTAAAAAGCCATAAATCAATACTGCATTAAAATACCCTTTAAATGCCTAAACATAGCCCTAAACTGCCTTTATGCTGTCTATATTCTATAATACATATCATTATACTATGAATAGCCAGAACACAAACAAGCAGGAGGTCACGAACCGCTATATCATGCACTAAACCATACCAAAACAGCACAAATCAACTATACCGAAAAAAGGCTTACAAAGTCCGATAAATAGCCATAAACTAATAATATGCTGTCTATTAAACCTACTGACTAACTATGAATTATCAAAAGCCACCACTTTGTTACGGGCAGGAAGTCGCAAAAGGCTGTATATAGCCGTAAACGCCTTGAAAACAGCACTTTTCAACATTGCATAAAAATAACCCGTTTAGCTCTATTTGTAGGGCTGTACGGGCATTATGTTGAGTCGTAAAAAAGGATATAACAATTTTGTGCTATGATATCTATTTTGTGCTGATTTACCGCTTTTTTGTATACATTGCATAATGAGAAGTAGTATTTCTTTACTGCCCATTGACATATCCGAGCAGGAGCGTACAAAGTCCATAGAATAGGCAAAAACAACGTAAAAAGTCCATAATTCGCTTGCAGGTCAAAAATGCACGTAAAGGGCGGTCAGGGGTATGGGGTAATATAACAACCTTGCCAAAATTAGAATGGCAAAAAACGGCATTTAAAAACGTCTCAGGCTACTTCTCATTTTAACGAACATCTGTTTTTGTAATGTAGTAAACAAATATAATAATCTGAATTAATCAAAAGCATATCAAGCAGGAGCTTATTTAAGGCTATTTGAAGCCCGTGAAGTCACCAAAACAGCCAAAATCAACACAAGTCAAAAAGACTTGACAACAGGCTATATACCGCCTGATGTGGCATATTTCTGTATCAGGTCAGGCAAGGGAGTACGGGACGGAGTACGGGCAGGAGCTTGTATCTGCCTATTTGAAGCTGTTTGACCACTGAAAACGCACAAAGTCGATAATTGTCAAAAATAGTTGATAACTGTCTAATTATAGCCATTTGAGTTTTAATGCTGTATGCCTGTTTGACTGCAAAAAGGACTTTATTTTTTTGCATTATAATGTATTATATATATAATAAAGGGGCAGGAGCTTGCGGATGGCTATTTTAAGCCGTGAAGAAGCGCAAAAAGCACAAAGTCGGTATAGCCATAAAATAGCAACAAAAGGGCTATAAATAGCCTATTGTAGCGTTATGCTGTATATGGTCAAATCATTTATAAAAGTCGTATACCAGCATCAACCTGAACCCCTATAAATGGCTATAAATAGCCAAACTTTAGCAAGTTAAAATACGAAATATTGTTAAAAAAACGAAGCAAAACATAACAAAATATCAAAATAATGATATAATACAAAATGTTGTATTTGCCTATTTATCGGCAATTGACAGCTCTATTTTACTAACATCAATCATTTCTTCATAGCAATATACTAAACATTTTTGAAGTAAAGCATTTTTAGAAAGTCCTAAATTTTGGCTATATTTAGCCAAAATATCAGCTTCTTTTTTTCTAAGCATAATTTTACATGATGTATAATTATCCTTATTGTATTGATTTTTTCTTTTTGTGTCTTTTTCTGTACTCATAGTATAAATTTCTCCTCATCCAAGCAGGAGGCTGCAAACAGCTATAAATAGCCTGATACAGCCTGTTTTTGTTGATATTCGATTTTTTTTAAAATCCAAGGGTAAAATGCCGAATTATAGCCTTTTGAAGCCCGTTTCTGTTTCAATTTAATGTTTGTCATTAAGAATTTAACGATAAACGATAAATGAAAATGAGATTATCGACATAGATGCCTATAATTAGCCATTTGAAGCTTGTTTTTTAATAAATTGACTTTTCGATTTTTAAGAACGCAAATGGCTATAAATAGCCTAAAGCCAAGGCTAATTATACAATGCTGTAATTCTATCAAAAAATATACAAAACGCAATTTTTTTGATATTTTTGTAAGCATAAACTAACAGCTCAAATACCGCAAAAAATCGGCAAAAATTCAAAAATGATGTTTGCTATGTTTAACAACTGCCTATTGACGTCTTTCGCAAGACGGTTTATACTGGAATCAAGCTCAGGGGCACGGCAGAGCGTAAACCTGAGAGACTGAATCCGAAGGCAAAAGCACGGGAGAGAATCAACCTTCACGGCTTTTAAAAAACGGCTGTATCTTGCAAGGGTTGCAAGGTTGCAAAGTGTTCACGCAGTCAATGCCCGTAAAAATTCATTCAATGCTGACCAACCACGGCATTTTAAAGACTTTAGCGGACTTGCAGAAATGCAAGCCCGTGGATGGTTGCCACGGTGCAAACCGTGGGATGACTCCACGCAAAGTAAGCAGTGCGGTTGCAGTGTCACAGGTGATACGACTTGACACGCCAAAGGGCAGAGGCAAAAATGCTCACATTAACCAGCGGTCAGGGGTTGACTTCCTGACACATCCACCTTGAAACGGTCATCCCGTGAATTAGTCAATCACGGTCACGAATTGCAGAGCCTTAATAGGGTATCAATCTGAATCCGTGGAGCAGTCCACGAAAAATATACAATGTTCTTTTAACTGTGTGCAAATGTCAAGCAAGCTGCCCCTAAAACAGTATCATAGCTTGTACTGTGAAAAAAAGCAAGCGTAAAATATAAAGCCCTTGAAGGTTGTTATACTGGATTTTTTATAAAATCTGTATAACTGCGAAATTACATTTTTTAAGCTATAAAAGCGCAAAAACTCAAAATATAGCCTAAAATTTGCAAGTCGTGGGGAGGTGCTTACGGTATACGGTGAAAAATACGTATATTATGGTTTGCGGTAAATACGCAGAGCCTGTAAAATCTGATTAACAAGAGTCCTAACAAGCCTGATATTAATTGATACAACGCTATAATTCGCAGTTTTGATATTTCTGCGACATCAAAAAAAGCCCAAACTAATTATATCATGTATCAATTAAAAAGTCAATAACAAACAAGTCAGGCGGATAATTTATCCGCCTATTTGCTGCTAATTAGTGCATGAACTAAAAAGCAGCTCCATTAAAATTTTTAGGAGGACAAGTTATGATTATTAACAAAACAATGTTTGCGGATGATGTCCGCGCTTTTTGCATTAAGTACAAAATGTATTATAACGGAACTAATACAGAATATGAAAAAATGCTGTATAATGCACAAAAAGCCATAACTGACGATGAGATAATTGACGTATGTCGTGACATTTATAATCATTCAAAAGACTGGCAGGAAGAATATCCTTTTACAAGCTTTGCAGCTTTTGTTATGCAAAACTGCGTAAATCTTTTCATTAACGATTAAGGAGGATAGTTATGAATAACAAAATTATAATCTTTTTAGGTCTTAATGACCAACAGACTAAAACTCAGGAAATATCAACACTGGATGCGTATAAAATCGCATCAAATCTGCTTGTTGACATTATTGGCTTTGGAACTATCACGGAGGCAAAAGGTATTTATACCCATGATGACGGGACAATTGTACAGGAGACAACTCTGCGCATTGAAGTAAGCAATATTGACCTTGAACCCATGAAACGCCTTGCCATAGCCTTGAAACAGGCGTTCAATCAGGAATCCGTGGCTTTTGAAGTCGTAAAATCGGATTTTTCATTCATTTGACTTTGCCATAGTACAAAGTCTAAACTATAATTCTACAGGCGGAATTTATTCAAGCTTGCCCTGCCTAAAAATGGGAAAACTACTGACCATACGTATAAACTTGACCGTTGCAATAGTGGCGGTCTTTTCTTATGCCTGAAGGAGGTATAATCATGTTAGTAAATGGAAAAGTCATCAACCTTGCACCAACTGACTCTCACAAGTCATTTTACGGAAAAGCCAAAGTCATAATAGCTGAAAATGGGGAGAAAACCCTAATCAGCTATTCAACCCGTGTTGCAAAAATTGACTCTGACGGAAATTTTGAACGCCTTTGGGGAGGCTATTCTGCCACAACTATGCGGCACATCAACAGTTTCCGTGAAACTTATGGACTTGACTCCATAGAAAAAAACAGTGGGAAGAACTCTAAAAATCAGCGGTTTTCTCTCAGGGATATTTTCCGCCCAAAAAAGTGTCCCTAACCACACTGGAAAAAGCCTATTCTATGCCTTAAAGGAGGAAAATCTTATGTTATTTATCAGAACTATTAATGCGGAAAAAGTCCGCAAATACTGCATTGAACACAACTATTACACTTGCGGAAATAATAAGGACTACTCTGCAATGTTGGACAAATGTGACCATTATGACAATAAAGAGGCTACAGATGCCGATATTCTGGAAATTGGTCAGGATATCTGGAATCATTCTGACATGGATGAGTTTATTCAATCAGGCGGAACTTTTGAAGATTTTATGTGGGGAATTTTAAACAGTTGCATAAGATGGGAAGTAATTCCTGATAACATGATAAACAGAAATAGGGAGGTCTAATTATGGGAAAATTCACTTGCGAAAACTGCGGATATTACTGGAAAGAAGCTGACGAGGAAAGAGCTTGCTGTCATTGGACAAGTCGTTGTCCTGATGACACAGCTCCCTGTGAATATGACGATACGGACTTTTGTAACGATTACGACTATGGGGAGGAATTTTTATGAAACTTAAAGACCTAAAAATAGGGGAATATTTTACCCTTAAACCAATAGCAGAGCCAAAGGAAAATCAGGTCTATACCCGTGGAGAATATGACCGCACTGAGCGTAAATATGAGTGCGGAAAATTTTCTGACATAAGCTATACCCGTTATATTGACGGAAACAGGGAAATTTATACTGACTTTGTATTCTAAGGGAGGAAATGTTATGAAACTTTATCAGTACAAAACAACAGGCGGAAAACAGCAAGTTATACTTGCCACAAGTGCGGAAAATGCACTGGAAAAAATAGGGGATAAACTTGACGGAAATATCGAATACGTCAAGGATATTTCCATATATACCTACAGAATCAAGTCCGTGGACTATGGGTGGACTGAAACTGTCAGGAATTTTACCAAAAGGAAAATCGGTGACTTGGTAATATCAAGGGACTGCATTTGTACAGTTGTGGAAATTGTAGGGGAGGAATGATTATGTCAAGAAATTACTATTCTGAGCGCACAGGAAATATCACTGTGCGCTTTATTTCTTACAAGGCATATCTGCGGAAAAAGCTCCGCTATCTATGCTATGATTATGCATTAGGTTGGAACGTATATGAGGACTTGAATACACTGGAAAAGTTAGTGCTGACGGATGAGCAGCTATTTGCAAGGAGGTAACGATGGAAAACTATGATTTATGCTATGATGACGGGATTTATTTGAACTGTGACTGTTCACTTTGTCCCTATTTAGAACTATGCGGAAATCCTAATGAGAAGTATGTTGACATTGACGAGGAGGAATAATCATGTTAAACAAACTGGACAAAAACAAGTGCCTTACTGCACTGGAAACTGCCATCAATGGTATGGAAGATGCTGTCAAGGAAATATCAAAAATAAATCCATAAAGGAGGTCTACTCATGGGAAAATACTTTAAAGACTGTAAGTCCTTGAATGAATTGAAAAAGCTTTACAAGGAACTTGCAAGGAAGAATCACCCTGACTTTGGCGGAAATGTGGAAACTATGCAGAAAATCAATGCAGAGTATGATGACATGATTAAATACTTTGCAAAGTATGGAAGTAAAACGGAAAAAGCAAAGGCAGAAAAGGAAGTCCCTGAGAAATTCCGTAAGATTATAGAGACACTTCTGAAAATGCCGTATATTCAAGTGGAAATTATAGGCGGTTGGATATGGTTAAGCGGAAACGTTGGTCTTTATCTGCGGAAAATTCAGCAAATGGGATTTAAGTTTTCTACCAAACAGAAAAGGTATTACCTTGCTGACGGAATATCGGCAGGAGTAAGGGCATCCCGTTGGTCAATGGAAAGAATCAGAGAAGAATATGGCTCTGAAATACTGGAAAGTACAGAGCAAATCAAATTCATAGGTTAAGGAAAAAGCTGTGCTATCGGCTATACGGGTAAAGGAGGAAATTCTAATGAAAAGAAATTTAAGTGCTATATTCCCTAATGGCTGTACAAGGGAGCAGAGGGATAAATTAATTAACGAAATTGTTGATACATATGGAACTGTAGTCAACTGGAAAAAATGGTCTAATATCGCAAAGAGACTCTATGAGGAAATGAACGCATTAAATATGTTGGAAAGTTGTTTTGCCTATGGCGGAATAAATGGATTTTATGTACAGCATGAAGCTTGGGAATACTGCGGAAAAGGTAGTCACTATGACCATTATTTAGCAGATTATATTGAAGTTGGTGGAAATAAGGAAGAATTTGACAAGATGATATCAATACAGACAAAATTTCTGACGGAGAAATGTGACATTGTATACGCTGGAACTGACGGTGACGGGTTGCCTTACAATGGAATTGTTGTTAAGTAAAGGAGGAATCATATGTTAAAAAAGGAAATTTACAGTACAATATTCACACACATTATGATTTGTGTGAATAACATAAACCGCATAACAGCTATGAATATTACGCAGTATGACGGAAAAAAGTATTTGCAAACAGACCATGATGAGGCTATTCTTATGCGCTTATGGGATATGGTAGACGATATGGGCGGAAAACTCAAATGCTTTAAAGACAAACAGGATATGTATACAAACATTAAGATGACCGTGGAAAAAAATGTAGTCTTTGAAAAGACTGCAAACAGATACAGAGTAAAGGAGGTCAAGTAATAATGAAGAAGTCAAGGAAAATCTATTATGTATCTCTTTATGAGAACTACCCTATTTATGAGCCTGCGGAGGGTGGATATTACTATGAAGGCAGAGAACTTTATGAACACAAAAAGACATATTCACTGAAAAAAGCAAGGCGTGTACTGCGGAAAATAGCCGCTGAGTATGAGCTTTACTGTGGAAGAAATATGGCTTGGACTGACGGAAAGTATATAGGTGAAGGATATACTGCAAAGATAGAAACTAAACTTGGAAATTATGAAAGTGGCTATGTGCCATTTTGCTAAGGAGGAAAAGTAATGAATAAGAAAATGGATAAGCTGAGACTGGAAATTATAGAGCTTTTTAAATCCTATGAATTATCACTATTCTGTAGTATCTTCTGCAATGGGAAAAGATACCATTATGAGCATGGAACTGAGACAGTTGATGACTCTGACGTAGCTGACTACTTTGAATATTACAATAGAGACACTTTGTCAATGTCATTTGACGGAGATATTTATGACGTATTCAATTACGATTTATTCCCGTCATTACTGGAAAAGTTTGATAAACTGTTGGAAAGTTATGGGCTGTATTATGAGCTTGGCAACGCATGGAACTTAGCTCTGTATGAAATTTAAGGAGGTAGATTTATGTATAACATTGGACTGCTTAGAGACAAACTGGATAAGATAATCTACGAACTGTATGAATGTGTGGAAAATAAAAAGGGACTGAATGATACTTTGGTCTATGGAAACTATCAGTTTCTTATGGGAAAATACTTCGGTATTATGGACATCTTTGAATATGTCAACATGGAAGAATGGACTAAACGATATGAACAGGACAAACCACAACTTGACAAGTGGGCTGAGTGGGCGGATAAACTTTATCGGAAACTTACAGGGAAAGATGGTGATATATAACGAATATTAGGAAGGATGTTGGTTCACTTTTGTATTAAACGAATATTGATTAATAATATACGAATATTGTATAATTAAGGAGGAAATTTGTATGTTTGAAATTTTAATGGAATGTTCTGTGAATCCTAAAGAGGATAGAGAATACATTTTCTGTGAAGATATGATTGACGGTGGATATTATATCTTCTACAAGCGTGGTGGAAAGCGTAAGGAAGATGCGCTTTACTTTGGCTATGATTATAAAGCGGCAATTGTAGCATGGGAAAAATTCAAAAGTGGAAAATGTGATTAAGGAGGTGAGAGCATGGGAAAAATTATGTGCATAAGTGCGCAGATATTTAAAAGTAGTTTTGGTGACTGTTCAAATAACGGAATCACACATCGCTTTACGGAAATTCTGATACCACATGAAGAAGGTTGGATAGAAGTTGATGCGTTTAATCCACCTGAGAATTTTTGTGAAGTGGAAATTGTAAATATGTTTGGAAAAGACCACATAAGACTGAAACCTAAATGCAACAATGGAAAATGGCAAATGTTTGGTGGATGTTTTGCATATAGCTCTGATAGTAGATTTGATGAGCTTTCGGAATATCCCATACCCATACACGATAGAATAGAAGAATAAGGAGGAAAATATATGACAGCTAAACAGCGTGAAAATTGCATCAAGGTAAAGACAGCATTGGAAGATATCTATGACAATGGAAACTTAAACCGCTATAGTTTAAAACCTTATGAGGCATATGCTATAGCAAATCATTACAATGAAATAGTGAATACTGGAAAATCAGTAAGCACTATAATAGAGGAAGTTATGAACTTCTTCAAATCATACGGATTCACAACAAAGGAAACTGGCATAGGCTGGACAATCAGCCTGTAATTAAAAGGAGGAAAATATTATGACAAAAGCGGCTCTTTCATGGAATATTAATCAGGTAGTTAAGGGAATGAATAATGGAACTATCACATTTGACAACGCTATTCAGCGTGGTTTTGTGTGGGACAAGAGGCGTATGTCATTGCTTATTGACAGCGTACTCAGGGATTATCCAATTCCACCTATTTTCACAATCCGCACTGACGAAAAAGTGGTAGTACGCAACAAGGAAGTAAGTGTGTATGACTGCATTGACGGAAAACAGCGTTCAACTACATTCAAGATGTTCATGGAAAATGAATTTACTCTGACTGGACTTGCCCCGTTCATAAGCAAAGATGAGGACGGAAATGAAGTGGAAATTGACATTAATGGACTGACATTTGAAGAACTTGACGAGGATATGCAGGACATTATTAAGAGCTACGGATTAACTGTATACTACTTCTCTGACATTACAGACGAGGAAGTAGCGGAAATGATGAGCAGACTGAATAATGGTAAGGTACTGACTGGAACGGAAAATGCACGTATCAAAGCTAAGTGCTTACCTGAAATTCAGGAGCTTGCTAATCACAACTTACTGACGGAATATCTGACAGACACAGCACTGAGAGGCTATGCAAACGAGGATATTGTTATCAAGTTCGCACTTCTGCTGAATGAACAGACGGAACTTTCTAACAAAAATGTACGTGAAGCTTATGAGACTTTTGACTTTGGAGAATCCATTAATAATAGCATTAGAGACACACTTGACTTTGTGTATGATGCTATTGGAGAATCCACTGACGATAGGAAAGTTATTAAGCGCATGACTTCAAAGGCAAATCTTATCACTATTCTGTACGTAGCACACAACTATATGGTAGAAGGTGATAGTCCTGACTGCGGAACTTTCGGGGAAAAGATAGCAGAGTTCTATAATGGAACTGAGGGAGCTACAATTTCTACGGAATATAATGAAGCTTGTACAAACGGAACTATGCGAGCTACAAACGTTCTCACAAGAAATGATGAGCTTAACAGCTATGTCATGGGATAAACCTGACAGCCCTTGACGGTAGGGCTATACAAATTACCGTCACCACATTGGAAAATGAAAAGTGTAAGGAGGTATCAGTATGGAAGAAAGAACAATAACAATGCGTTATCTTGGAAAAGACAGTTGGGGCAGACATACATATGAGGCAGACAATGGCAGTATATGGAAGTTTACAGACTTAAAGCCGAGGGAATTATGCGAAGAACTTGACCGCTTGTATTCTTCAAATTGCTTTGACGGAGAACCTGACTGTCCTATACGTAAAGATATTAAGTTGAATTTCATTTTATGAAGGGAGTAACTTGAATTATGGGAAAAATGAAAGTGCCAAGTAAGGCAGAACTGTATGAACAGATTGCAAGCTTAGAACGACAGAACGCAAAATTAACTGAGGAAAAGAACCGTGAACAAATGAAAAAATGGAAGTCTAAACTTTTAGATGCTCATGAAGCTTTTCGGAAATATGCAAATTCTGCTTTTCCAAACTTGGTTACAAAGGTATCAATGGAACATATTGATGCGGCAGGATATTGGTTTACATTTGAGTTGATAAACGATAACCGCAGACAAACATATGCGGTGAGACATGAAGATTTACTATAGGAGGGAAAATAATATATTAAGCATAGCTAACTGCCTATAATGGTGTGAGCATATAGGCAGATACATATGCTTAACGGAAATTTTAAAAATTCAAGGAGGTCAATCATATGAAAAACAATTATCAGATTGCAAAGGAAAAGGCAAGACAGAAGGCTATCGACTGGCAGAATGATTTTGCAAATCACTCATATTATTGGAGTGAACTTGCAGAGTGGACACATTATTTTGAAAAGCTTGGAAAACGTTATGGACTTCTGACTGAGTTCAGAAGCGAAGGAATTTGTTAAAAGGAGGAAACTAATATGTTAGGATTAATGAAAGGAACTTATTTGGCAGTAAAAGAATTACGTGCTATTAATCCAAAGGCTTTACAGGGTATGCGTGGTGTTGGCTTAGATTTTACTAAGCCATTTATTTGTATTCACACAGAGGGAAATTTCACAAATAATACAATCAGAAAAGAAGTGGAAAAATATCTTAACAAAATAACTTCTACAGATGACTTTCAGGGAACTTCATATCGCTATAGTATCTTCTTACTAATAGAGCCACACTACACATGGGACAGTGAGCTTAATGTTGTGAAACTTGTTAATGACAATTGGGAAAGTGACAGCTTACGGAAATGTGGTATTAGATATCCCTACAATCTTAACACATATGTTTCTAAAAAGAGAATAAACGAAGTACGCAAGGATAATCCTAAATACTTCATAATTGCTCAGGAAAAAAGATATAAGCTCCCTTTAAGAGAAGCTAAGGACATTGACTATAATGAGCGTGTAGTCTTACATGAAGTCAATTATTATGGTGGTCAGGAAAAAAGAATCTATAATGTTAATTGTTATCAGCGTGGAAATAAAAACGTTAAGTCTGGCTTCAAACCAGTACCAATATTTGCTAAGGATGGAAGTATTCAGGCACAGACAAATTCTACAGATATAATTGATAAATCTGGCTACAGAGTTGACCTTATAAGATATGACTTACAGAGCAGAGCTAAGAAATACAAAGCTGAAAAGGAAAAAATAAAAGCCAAAGAAACATCAATGGTAGAAGAAATTGGAAATATAAAAAATGAAATCAACACTATAAGATTAAAGCTTGCTGACTATATGAGAGACACAGAGAATCCTAATTGGTCAGAAGTTAGTAGTGTTACAAGAGCCGTTAAGGAAGTTCTTAATCGTTGTAACACACTGGAAACTTATGAGTTTCTTAACATTAATCAGAAAAAAGATTATCTTATAGTCACAGGAGATAAGATAATTGAGTGCATGGAAATTTTAAAGGAGGTTATAAATAATGGCAATGACATTATATGATTTTTTAAAGCTGGTCAAGGCTGACTTTGATACATATGATACTGTATTTGACATTGAAGTTACAGCCTGTGAACCGTATGAATCCTCAATGGAAAATATGGAATGGTATGATAAGTTCTATGACTTCATTCTTAAACACGTAGAGTTCGTGGAAAAGACAGGGGAGTGTAGTTGTACTGCTGAATGGACAAAGTTTATAACGGATAATTTAGACGTATTCAAAGAAGCCGCTATTGACTTGTGGGAAATCACAGAAGAACAAACACATGATGAGGATGTACCCGACTCATATGATGATTTGATATATGAGTGGATAGACGAAATTAGCAAGTGGATGGCTGGCTATGCAAACGAAACTATCTATAAGGAATTTATGGAAAAGTATGCACCGAGAATAAAGGAGGTTTGATTATGAAAAAGGAAATTTACATGATTCAGTATTGGTTACCAACACAGAGTAGAGTGTTTTCAGAACCACAGTGTTTTGTAACAGAAAGTGAAGCTGAATATAATAATGCTTTGGAAATTGCCAAAGCAAACAGATATGAAGTGGTTATATCTGGAAAGTTTCCTGTTGACCACAACACAAAGACAATTAATTGTAAGGGAGTGATAGTGTGAATAATTATACTAATGTGGATATTGCAAAAGCAATAAGAGAGTACACGGGACTTAATTGGAATATTGACACGGATTGTGAAGCATTAGCATTTGGAAAGTTTGTTGTTGCAAAAATAGGAAAATATATCTTCAAAATTAACAGCGATAGTATCAAGAATATTATTGTGTGCGGAGAAGGTACAAAAATAGCATTTAAGTTTGAAGTGTACCATATGGAAAAAGGTTTTATAATGGACTTTGATATTGAGGACACAAGCTTACAAGGTTCTGTTGGTCAGATTGACGGAATTATTGTGTTGTTTATTTAAGGAGGTTTAATCATGGAAAATAAACCATATAAAGAAGCTGAGAAAGAATTAAGGGAAATACAGACAAAAAACGAAATCATGTTTAGGTGTGGAGTATTCCACTTACTTGACGTAGGAACGAGACATTTAACTGATGAGGCAATTGAGAAAACTTGCAAGGAAATCAATATGCATGATGATTCACATTCAATGGTAACAAATGAATTTCAGTGTGCTATAGTTCGTATGGCTGGAAAACTTGCAGAATATGACCACGTTTACTTATTAAAGTACATAAGCAAAAATATGAGACTTGATTAGTGTGGAAAATTTAATAACAAAACAAAGGAATTTTGCTTGACTTCGCTCTTTTCAGCATGATATAATGATGATTAGAGAACGTTACATAAAGCGATAAGGCGGTTTTTCTTCCCTCTGTAAAGGGGGTGATGCAATATGAGTATTATGGAATTATTAACTTTATTAAGTTTAATAGTAGCAATAATCAATCTTGCAGATAAAAAAAAGAAATAATCGCCCCTCCTGAGAAAAGTGACGATTATCCTTTTTAATCTAACTATTCTTGGAAAGAAGAACCGCTTAAACGCAACGTTCTCTTTTCATATATATTATAACATGGCAACAGGGAAAAGTCAATAGATATTTTTAAGGAGGATAAATAAATGGCAGAAAAATATAATGCTTCTTTAGACCTTGAAAACCTGACAATTATTAATAACAGACATATATGGTTATGGCATATAACTTCTGAGAATGGGGTGCTTGACCATTGGCTATTACAATGGGAAGAACCTTCAAAGGAAATTATAGATAAACTTTTTTATGCTAATGAAGCAAAGTTAGCTTATCATACTTATGTAATGAAAACACAAGAAATAGCATATGAATCTGTAAAAAAATAGTTGACATTGCTATTGAAAAAATATATAATATATATAAAGGAGAGTTCTGCATGGAAAAGAAAATGGCAAGAGTGAGATACGAAAAGTCAACAGACAGATATGTTGTGGAAATTTATGACCATGACTATAAGTCTTGGGAACTGGAAGTTAGTTACAAGTGTGTAGCCTCAGCAATAGAGCCTGATGGTGAAACTAACTTCATTCATTATGAACTTGTTAATACAATATTTAAGCTCATGGGGTTGGGCTATACAGTAACACAATGTAAAGGAGAAATGTAAAATGGCAAGATTAAGTGAATTTAGCAACGAGGATTTAATCCTTTGGCTTGCAAAAATTTATGATAAGGAAACTAAGAAAGCATTTACAGATACCGAAAGAATATCAAAAGAACTTAAAAAGCGTGGAGTGATAAATGACATAGACTATTTCATAACAGAGTGGAAAAAATAAAAGGAGGTGTATTAAATAATGGACGAGTACGAGAAGTGCTGGTATGAAGGAAAATACGTTGACCAATATTGTCCGTGTTGTCCTTACAGAAACGAGTGTAGCGGTTATGACGATGAGGAGGATGATTAATGTATCAGATAGTATTTACAAAGGGCAATGAGGAAACTGTACTGACAGAAGTTGAGAGTATAGAATCCGCAAAGGAAATTAAAAAGGAATATTCAAAGTTACCTGATTATTCTAATGGTCTGGTGACTATTGAACAGAAAATAGGACAAGGAAATCAAAGAAAGATTATAGGATAAAGGAGGGATTGCATGGATAATAAACAGAGATTCTTCACATATGCTGAAATCTGTGAACGAGCAGAAAAGGAATATCCTGATATCAAGAAGCGCAGGATGTCAAACATGATGGATATTGAATCTGCTGACAAGGCATTTAATCTGAGACTGGAAGATTGGATTAATGCTGATAACGAAAATTTCTTCCATGACTTCTTTGGAATAATTAATAACGCAGATAGGAGAACTTTTCCTTGTACGTTTGGATTATTTGTCCCACGATTCGCTACATAAATACTTGAATTGGAGGTTGGTATTATGAAAATTAAATCATTTATTACAGCAACATTATTAACTGGAATATTAGTAATGCCTATGGCAACACAGGCTAAAACAAAGACATTACTTAAATGTGACATAGATTATAACGGAGCGATAAACGCTGTCGATGCCTCAATTATATTAACGGAATATGCAATGACATCTGTTGGAAATGAACCAACATTTACAAGAACGGAACAGATTCTTACTGACACAAACAATGACAAAAAGGTTGATGCCATAGATGCATCAACAGTGCTTGGAATTTATGCACAAAATTCCATATCTACAAATAAACCTTATCCCAAAACGGAAGTTTCTTTTTCTGTACAAGTAAGAGCAGGAAATGATATTCTGGATTATGTTAGTTTTACCACATACGAAGAATGTAAAAACTACATAAAACAAGATATAAAGGTAAGAACACCTGAATGGATTACAGATGTACACTATATAACAGAAGTGTATCAAGTGGAATATGGTGACAAAGTTTTGGGTGGTGCTGTACCTTTGGATGAGGAAGTTTATACGCTTTATCCTGAAGGTTTGGGAATAAAGTAATAATATCAATAATGTAAAATACCGCACTTGGATATTCTGAGTGCGGTAAAAAAATATTCACCGACAATGTACAAAATCTATTGACAAGCAAAAAAATCTATGATATAATATAGAAAATGTACGTTGCTTATTAATGAAAGGATGGTATTTTTAATGGGAAATCGTTGTATTGTTAAGCCTATCGACAGTAACATAGGTGTTTATCTTCACTGGAATGGTGGACGTTCAAGTGTGACAGCGTTCTTGGAGTATTGTAAGCTCAAAGAATACAGACCTTTTGGCGGAAAGTATAATGACGGGTACGGAATTGCAAGGTTCTGCCAGATAGTTGGAAACTGGTTTGGTGGTGGACTTTCTCTTGGAATCCAGACAGACGTAGAAGCCACTGAGGAATATGCAGATGGACTTGATAATGGCATATTCATTGTTGACGGTTGGGACATTGTTGACCATATTGGTAATGAAGATAAGGACAACTACGACCTTACGGAATTTCTTATCAGTATTGATGAAGCACAGCCTAAAAAAGAACAGCTTGGAAAAGATTATATCATGGGCGAATTGGTAGATGCTCTTGATATTGAAATAGGTGATACTGTAGGTGTTCTTGACCTTGAAGGAGAATGTAAGAAATTTAAAGTAATAGACCGTAGTACACCACATTACAATGAACCAACGATAGGTTATCCAGTTATTGATATGTATGAAAATCATGGCGGAGAAATTAATCCAAATAACATTCTGCGTGGCAAGGTAAGACGTTTAGCTCCTAATACCGAGAACGAAAACAAGGAGGAAAATACTAATGCCACTGAATGATTTGACTGGAAAGAAGTTTGGCAGACTTAGAGTTCTGTCAAGAGCAGAGAACGCTTCTGACGGTCACGCTCAATGGCTCTGTGAGTGTAAGTGCAATAGACGAGTGGTTGTTACAAGTCAATCACTCGTTTGCGGACTCACTAATAGTTGCGGCTGTTACCGTAGTGATGTTCTTAGAGCAAGAGGAAAAAATATAATATTAGGAGGTGCTTTATTATGACAAAGAAAAATCAAAAAATAATAATGGGAACTTGTAATCCAGATGAAAGCAATCTTGCAAAAGTTGCCTTTGATACTGAGACAGGTTTCTATTATGCAATGGATGGTTATAGACTTGTACGTGTAGAAATGACAGAGTTTTGCGGTGCGGAAATACCAGTCTTTGATGATAATGACAAGGTTGTTCTACCAAACTACAAACACTATGTAGAACAGGCAAACACTACTAATTATACAATGGTAGAAATTCCTTACACTGTAGCTCAGATAAAGAAATGGCGTAGCGCAAACTTAAAGAGAAAAGAAAGCTTACCATTTACCTTTGGAATCAGGATAAACAATCCTTATCGCAAAGTTTGGTTCGGGATTAATCCTAAGTTCTTAACAGATGCAATGGAAACTACTGGAAATAACAGGATATATATTCCAGAAAAAGGAAGTAACTTCTTTATGGAAGGTAATGGCTACCTTTGGATAATATGCGCAGTTGAATGTAGAGACAGTTTTAAATGCAATCATAGCATGACAGAAATTTCAGAAGAAATATTGGTCTGAGAGCGTTCAGATTAAACGTAGAGCGAGGGATAGAGATATGTTAATAAAGATACAAGGGAGATACTACAGCTTTAAAAAAAGCGTTTTAACACGCTTACGGGGTATTGCTTTATTAATACTAACATACTTGTGTTATAAAGCAGAAGCGTATGAAGTTGCATTAATTTTCCTTTTAATGGGGGCTGTTATGGTTTGTCCTCAAACTGGAATTTTAAATCACTTTATCTACTGGATAGCAAAAAAAATAGTCCGTCAAGGACATAGAAGGGAGTATTAAAATGAACTACCATATAATATCACAATGCTATTACTATCGTGATTGGTAGAAAGCAAATGAGATAAAGCCCTCATAATTTAGAGGGCTTGGAATCGTCATCTTGTTCAAGTAATTTTTTCTGACTTTGCAATTCATTGATTTTATTTTTGAGTTGTTCAATTTGCTGATTGTATTTATTAACTTCATGACTATATAAAGCTTTCATTAACATCTTATCTTGTGTAGGAAAATCCCCATTAGGAATATAAGTCATAAGTTCTGCTGGCTGGCAGTTAAATACTTCACAAAGCTTATCAATTTGTTCAATACTAATTGTTTTGGTTTTATTATTTTCAATTGCAGTTAGTGTTGACGGTCTTATGTTTGTTTTATCAATTAATTCACGTTGAGTCATATTATTGTGAACAAACCGTAAATTCTTAATATTAAAATATATCACACAAACACTCCTTTTGGTAATAATAAACAAAAAACACTACACGCTTTTAGAGCAAATATCATCAAAAAATGATTGACATTACACGAAATTAGTGTTATAATATTACATATATTAAAGATTAGCTTATATGGATATTATAACACACAAACCTCGTAATGTCAATAAGGGAGGTCGTTTTATGGTTGGTAAACCAAAGGATAATACGTGTTGTCTTATTGATATTTCCCAGCGTAAGAAGCTGGAGAACGATTTGTTAAATATTAATTTTAACGAATTAGTTCCTATAGTGGAACAGAATGAAGCTGATTTGGAAAAGTACAATGAGTACACCAAGAAGCAAAAAGAATCTCAGGGCATGGATGTCCTACCGCTTGACTTGTTTGATAAAATGTTAAATAATTGCTTGTTTAATAAGGACTATAGGTCTGCTTTTTGGTTAGTTGCTATGGCTAACACTGGACTTAGATACTCTGATGTAGTTAAGTTCAGGAGAGCAGATTTTATAGATGAGAATAATAATATCAGAGAGAGCGTTGTTGTGCAGGAAAAAAAGACTGATAAACAACGTATCATCTTTGTGAATAAGGCTATAAAAGAAGCCTTGCTTATGTTACTATGGAATGATACAAGTATAGCTCCTATGGACTATTTAATAAAGTCTAATGCAAATTATAAGGGCTATGAACTTGAAACATACATTAACAGTAAGGGACAGGAACGCGCAGTACGTATCAAAGGTAAGTACGTATATAAACTTGATAAGCATGGTAATAAAATACCGAAGCCATTATCACGTTGCCAGTCCGAAGTAATCATGAAGAAAATTATTATTGAGAATTTAGGCTTTGCTTTAAAGAATGATTGGCGTTGTAAGGGTAGTACAGAAGATGTGGTTGGAAAAATCTGTACACACTCTATCCGTAAGCTTTATGGAAAAGTTATTACTGATGATTTCATTAACCACTTTGATGGTGACGAAGCTTACGCTCATACAGCGGCACTCAGATTCTTGTCTGATGACTACGGTCATAGCTCAGAATCAATGACACGTAGATACTCTAAAGATTATGATGATTTAAAAAAGCAAAGTGTTATGAGAATAAACATAGGATTAAATGTACTTAATGATTATTTCATAGAAGAAATGGTCAACTATCTTGCGAAATAATTTAGTAACGAAGGGAATGAGAACGTTATGTATACTAAAGTTTGTACTATCTGCGGACAGAAATTTGATACCAATAGTCATTGTTCTAAATGTTGTTCTGATAAATGCAGAGCAGAAGGCAATGCATTGAGACATAAGGCATATAACAAACAGTATCGTAAAACTCCTCATTACCTTAGTTACAAAAAAGATTATCACAAAAATAAATACCAGCCAGTTATTAAATATTGCAAAATTTGTGGTGACAAACTTAATGATGGCAGACAGATTTATTGTATTAACTGCTTACTGGAAGATTATCTAAGAACGAAGTCTAAAGTGGCTTTTATGAGACTTGCTAATCGTGGCTATAACAAATCACTAATAATAAAAGAACTAAGAAATAGGAGATAATACTATGTATTACATAACCAGTCTACCTCCCTGACAATTACCCCTTGACAAATGCGAACAATTGTTCTATAATATTATTATAAATTATATTTAGGGGGTAAGCGATATGTTTATTTATACTTTATTAGCAATATTGCATGACAGTCTTTGGGTTGGAAATAATAATTGTAATAAGGTTGTCATAGACAATGATAATGTTTGCGTGATAGTCAATAACAAAGAAATCATTAATAAAATTATTCTGCCATTCTGTGAAGATATGATAGAAGATTTTAATAATGAAGTAGACTGGTCTTGTGTTAGTCTGACGTTTGGTAAAAATCCATTTAATAAACGCCCTGAGTTACAACTGATTTATGTTCAGGATTTTACAGGGTTTGGTTATTCACATAAAGTCAGTAATTCTATATTGCAATTGCTGGCTTCTGAGGAAAAAGATGAAATATATTACGAATTATGTGAAGAAATTTTTTACGAAATATTAATATAATATGTATTTTTGTACTTGACAACGTACACAATTTGTGCTATAATGGATTTGAATTGTTAGACTGCTTATATCTTATATCTTAAATGAAGGGAGTAAAGGATGTGTTATATCTTATAAGCGAGTATGTAAGCGAATATCCATACAGAAACTTACAGAGTCTTGAAAAATTCAAAAGTTGTCCAAAATATTTACACCAAATGTCACTTGATGAAATTAATCAAGTTGTAAAACACTGGATTCCATTAACCGAAAGAACAGCATACAAACAAAGAAAACAGATTTTAAATTATTTTAAATGGTTACAATCAAAAGGGGAAAAGGTCAACAGTTCAATTGTTGACAAGATTGAGATACCAATTTTAGAGAAGCACTTTCTGATTTATTCCACTAAGGAATTAAAGTATTATTATAACGAATTGTTTGATTACCTAAAAGATTTTGCCGAAAAGAATGAGATTCAATTTAGCAAAAGCATTTATTATATGTGCTATGCTTCTGGAATATTAAGTTTCTACGGTTTAACAGAAGAAGAAATAATCGCCTTAGATTTACTTGATATACAGAATGACGGTGTTAAAGGTTATGATTTACCATTAACCAAAGATGACATAGAAATATTAATGACATACCGAAACACTGTTAAGCTTGGTAATAGAAAACCTTTATTGGGTAATAAATTTATTCGTTCTACTCATAGCAAAACAACAATAGATGCAAGTTATTTATCTCGTCCATTATGGAGAATTAATTTTGACCAAGAACATTTATATCTAAAAAAATTATTAAGTGTAAACAATTTATATTGGCTTGGTATTTATTCAAGAATTTTTAAGCATGAAGCTGATTCTATATTTAAACTTGAAGTTGGCAAAAAATCACCACAATGGTTTATTGATATGATTGGTTCTGACAATGCCGCTACATTATCATTTAGAAAAAAAGAATATATTGAATATAGAAACGAATTGCTTAGTGCTTATGAAGAAAAGAAGTATGAAGATATTGATACTAATAATGATTTAGATAATATCAATATTGAAATTCATAAAGAAATCGAAATCAATACAGATACACAAGAATTATATTCTGCATTAGAAAAGGCTATCAATGAACAGCCATCTGAATCCAGCAAATCAATTTTAAAAATATTTGAATCTCTTACTAATAAAATGCAATCAATGGAAAATGAACTTAATACTTTAAAAAAATCAAAACAGTAAGTTCAGAAAATATATTGTATAGAGAGGAATTACCTCTCTATACTTTATACTTTAAACATAGTACAAAATTCATAATATAAAATCACAATGTACAAAGTATATACTTTAATTATTTATTGGGGTATCGCCAAGCGGTAAGGCACAGGACTTTGACTCCTGATACCGTGAGTTCAAATCTCACTACCCCAACCATGTAAGGCAGTTGCCTATCCTTAATTTTTTCTTCTGCAAAATCTCTTTTAATTAAACAATTGCCTTACAAAAGACTTCCCTATTCATTTTTAGCAGATTTGATATTTGGGGTTTCAAGTCTGCTATATGGTTGTATAGCTTATGGAAAAGCGGCACTATTATTTTATAGTCACAAATGCATACATTATTTTTTTTAGTGAAGATGAAAGTTCGATTCTTTCTACAACCACCAAACGCATTTGCCTTTACCTTTCAGTGTGGGACAATGCTCACTGGTCAAATGCGTTATACTCCTTATCAGACCTAAGCAAGTCATAAACTGCTTGCGTGTTCTACCGATTTAACCAATCGGCAGTATCTATTTATTTCCAAAGCAAGTTATTAAAGAATTATTTAGTAACTTGCTGAGGAATCCTTTTTGACCTTTGCATCACTATACTTTTGTCATAGTGATAACCTCCTAAGCCCGTAGTTGCTACGGGCAATTATGAAGAAAACAAGGTAACTCCTTGTCAACTTCACCAAATTTATTTTTATATTAAAGGAGGGAGCTATAATTATGGCTTCAACAATTAAGGATAGGGAAATAGTTATTAAAACTTCTGATGGTGATATGAGAGTTGTTGTTCAGGATATCACACCAAAGAAGGCAAGAGAACTATTAGCTTTTAATGACAATAATCGTACACTAAGAACAAACAGAGTTAAAACTTATGCTTCTGATATGATTGCTGGCAATTGGAAAAATAATGGTGTACCAATTATTATCGGTGATGATGGTCAGCTACGTGATGGACAACATCGGTTAAAGGCGTGTGTTCAGTCAAATAAAACATTAAAGAATACAATTGTTGTTCATTTACCTCAAAACGAAGCTAATTGTTATGATATTGGAGCTACACGAACTATTTCAGATATTGCTAAATTGGGTGGTTTAAATTCAGAATCCTTCTTTAATAACACTACTACTTGTGCCGCAATGAAGTATGCAATTGAAGGTCGTGCTGTGGGATTTGGTTATTCTAAAATTAAAATAATAAATGAAATGTCAAAACATTCAGATAGTTGTAGGTTTGTATATAATAAGCTTTATAACGTATGCAGTACACCACAAAAATACAAACTTAGAAATGCTTCTTTGTTTGGTGCTGTTATAAATGCTTATCTTAATGGCTGTGATATAGAACAGCTTGAAAGATTTTGTCAAGTAATTGTAAGTGGTGTTGCAAAAGAAGATTGGGAATCTCCAATCATTAAAATTAGAGATATACTACTTACATCAAAAGAACGTACTAAGAGTGAAAGAACAAGATTGTATTATCAGTGTCAAGCCGCATTGTATGGTTTTATAAATAAACACTCAGATATTGAAATTAAAAGAGCTAATCAGGAATATTATCCATATCCAGATATTAAGCAGAGGGAGTCAGCACAAAATGATAAGTGAAATTGATACCAGAAGGATTCGTGATGATGCTTATATAGCCTGTGATGCCTTACAAGCTCTCATGTATGCTCCAAGTTTGCACGAAGATTACGTCAAAGAAAAACTTGATATTGTAAGAAGCTGTATAAAATTCATTGAACATTTTGAAAGCAAGGAGGATAAGTAACAATCATGAAAGTAACAATCAGAAAGAATACATTTGAGACTAATAGTTCCAGCGTTCATACAATTTGTATAGCTAAAGAACCAGCTAACAACTTTCAAGGCAGTAAAATCTTTTTTGAACTTGGTGATTTTGGTTGGGAGTTTGAATCAGTTAATAGAGCTGATTATCTTTATACTGCGATAATGACAAGTTCTAAAACAGATGAATACCTTGATAAGTTAAAGGCTATACTTGATAAGAATGATATCATTTATGGATTTGCAAAGCCAAAATATTATGATGATGACCACAGATGGATTGAAAATGGTGGTATTGACCATAGTTATGAATTAGAAGAAATTCTTGAAGTTATTATGAATGATGAAGATATGCTTTTGAGATTTTTATTTAATAACGATAGTGCGGTATACACTGGCAATGATAACAGTGAAGGGTACTGGCGTGGCGAGTACATTGATAATCCATATCATAATGAAGATAAATTTGATTACTTTGTAAAGGGGAACTAAATATGAAAGAAGTAGTGCGCAGAGGTTTATTTGAAACTAATAGTAGTTCTATTCATTCAATTACAATGTGTTCTGATGACGAGTGGACTAAGTGGGTAAATGACGAAGTTTATTTTGATAGGGTAAACAAAAAATTTTATGAACCAAATCAGGACATTGAACGTGCAAGAAAATGTCAATCATGGGATGAAGCATGGGATTTATATGAAAGTGACAAAAGGAATGAATACTTTCACGATTGCTACCATAGATTCTTAACTTATGAAGAATTTAATGATTGGGAGTATTTAGAATTTGAAACCTATGATACTGAATACACAACAGATAAGGGTGAAACAGTTCACGCTTTTGGCTATTATGGACATGATTAATTAATAGGGGATTTATATGTCAATTCTACATTATTATAAAAATGGTAATTATTCGGTCACTCTTTTTTCTGATGGAACTAAGGTAAGAAGAACAGATGATAATAAATTTATTCCAGCCTTTGCCGAAAATTGTGATGTTAAAATCACAGACCGTTGTGATGGCGGATGCCCTATGTGCTATGAAGGCTGTACCTCCGAAGGCAAGCATGGAGATATTCTTAATGATAAGTTTATCAATTCACTTCATGTAGGTACAGAGTTAGCTCTTAACGGCAATGATTTAACTCATCCGCATCTTGTTTCCTTTCTGAAAAGAATTAAAGAAAAAGGCGTTATAGCTAATCTAACGGTCAATCAAATGCATTTTGAACGCCACTACAGTATGCTCAAAGCTTTAACGGATAATAAACTAATATGGGGATTAGGCGTTTCGTTAAGAGAGCCTACGCATTACTTTATAGAACATCTAAAAGGTATTTCAAATGCTGTGATTCATACTATTGTTGGGGTAATAACAGAACAGGATATATTAAAACTCTCAGACCAAAATTTAAAAATATTAATTTTAGGTTATAAGCCAACTGGCAGAGGTAAAGAGTATGCTGACAATAATATAGATTCTATATTAAAAAATACTCTTTGGTTACATAACAATCTGGCTGATTTGACAGATAAATTTAGTTGTGTAAGCTTTGATAATTTGGCTATCAAACAACTTGACGTTAAAAGAATCATGAGTGAAGATAAATGGGAACGCTTTTATATGGGTGATGATGGAATGTTTACTTTCTATATTGACTTAGTAAACAAAACTTTTTCAAAAAACTCCATTATTGCAAAAGAAAAAAGTATTCCTATCAATGACATGACCATTGATGAAATGTTTGAAGTTGTACGTAATACAAATTGGGATTAATAATAAGGAAATTAATATTCATGAAAGTCCGTTTTGAAAATAAATTAGTATATACCGAATATCAATCTATAGTAGATTATTTGATAGCGTTACTCGAAAATAATATTCCAGATAGAATTGATAACATTATTCTTCATGTTAGCATAGAGTTTTGTGACCAGTATATTTATGATGTTACAACTACTCAAAATGAACGTAAGATTTGTCCGTATCTTAATTTAGTAGTTCATATAGCAATGATGGGTTTTTTAAATCACAAACCAATTTCAAGAAACTTACATAAGCGCTTTCTTTTTGATACTGTTAATCTCTACAATAATAATCAGAATATAATAACGTTTTATAAAGTTATTAAACTTCTGGCTCTTGCTACCAAATTTGCTAAGACAGGGGAATTAGATATCAATGAAGAAATAGGTGAGTCAGATGATTTCTTTTGAAGATGAAATGAATCAAATTGTAACTTGTAAATACTGTGGCGGTAAATCATTATATGGTGAATTAACATGGCTTAATGGTAAATGTATGTGTCCACAATGTTATCTTAAAGAAAAGGAACAAACAGAAAATGCTTGCAATATGTCAGGAAATGATAAAACTCCGTGAGTTATTAACCGAACATGATATAGAATGGTTTGATAATAGTACAATTGTATCAGACAAAACAGTTGACAAACTTGTAAAATTAGGACATGAAAAACGATACTGCGATACTACAATATACAGAACATTTTTTAAATTTAATGGTTTAGAAATAAGTGTTGTTAATGGATATGGCACTTATGGTGGTTATGACCCTTATACTGGTTCTAATAAAGGTCTATTGGAAATATGGGACGGCGAGCATGACATCGAAGGGTGGTTGACCGCAGAACAGATAATTAGTATGTTAGGAATTGATAATGAAACTAATCAATAAAGATAGCTTGCTTAAAGTCCTTCTAAACAAAAGAGATTCTATGTACAGGCAGTATGATAGGTTAAATCAAGCGATTGATAATGATTGTCCTAACCTTGATAGTAAATTTAGTGAGCTATCACAAATATCATATGGTATTGATATTGTTACTGAGTTTATAGATTTACTTGATAATTTTATTTTTGATTTGGCTAAAATAAGAAATGATAATATTATTATTTTTAATCTTTGTGAATCTATTGATGATGAAACCTTAATAAATACCTTTGAATATCTCTGTAGTTGTGGGATTTCAGCAGTAGCTATGTTTAATAATGAAAATTATATGGAGCTTGATGAAAAGCGAAATATGATTAACTATTTGGTACATTTACTTGAAGAACTGAAAGGAGAACAAACATGAGTAAATATGTTATTCAGCTTACCACATCTGATACTATTGAAGTCAAAGAGTATATTGATTACAATACTATCAATGAGCTTGTTGATGGTTGGTACGAAATAGGTGGGTATCTTGGTAAAAAATATTTAATGTATTGTAATGAAGAAGCTCTCCTTGAAGATAAATGTACCTTCAATGCTTTAGCTACAATCATTAATGGTAGGCAACCTATTTATGGCAACACTGTTCTTATGATAGACGGATATAATGACAACAAAGAGCGTGATACATTCCCTATGTCCATAGAGGATGCAGAAAAACTAAAAGATATTCTTGAATCCTTTATGGAGCAGAAAAAAGATTTACTTGTTGATATGCATAATAGGTTTGATAACAAACCTAAATTATATTAAGAGGTATATTTATGAATTGTGTTATTTGTTATCATGATAACTGTAAATATTGGAATGGTGGATGCTGTACTTCCAAAACTGTTCGTATAGATAATAATGGTAAATGCTTTACTGTTAAATGGGTTGATGGTTCTGATTCAGATATATATGCTGACAATGATATACATGGTCAATGGATTAAGATTAATCCTGATTGCAGAGGATATTCAAATACATATGAGTGTTCTAACTGTAAGAGTTATATCTATACATATTTATTTGAGAAGTATTGTGATTATGAATTTTGTCCTCGCTGTAGGGCTATAATGGATAAGGAGTAAAAAATATGATTGAGATTAAAAGTATTAAAGGTGCAACGGAAGTTGAAGTTTCTGGTAACCCATCTGCAATTGTACATGAAGCTATATCAGTTCATTTGGCTTTATGTAATCTTATTTCAGATGTTATGTGCATGAGTCCTGAAAGTGCTTCTCTTTTTACTTTGCAAGAGACAAATAAACTTAGCAAAGAGATAAAAGAAAAAGGCAAGATTATTAAAATCAATGGAGAGAACGCCTTATGATGATATATATTACTGAAAAATGTTCTATGGGTTGTCCTCATTGCATAGACGATGCAAAGCCTGACGGTCAGCATATGACTTTTGAAACTTTAGAAAAAGTTATGGACTTTGTTATTAAAAGTAAAATCTATCGTAGTATTATTATTACTGGTGGTGAACCTACAGAACATCCAGAGTTTTCAATGTTTATGGGTTATATCATAGGGAGACTTGCAAAGCTTAAAGAAAAATGTATAATTACAGTTACAACAAATGGCTTTTGGATTTTAGAAAACGAAGAAAACCGTGAAGTTTGTAAACGTATGATTAATGGTAGTTCTGACATTGAAGTAAATTTTCAAGTGTCAGCAGATACAAGATATTATCCTAAACGCCTTGACGTTACTAAGCGCATATGGCGTGAAAAGGGATTTGTGTTATGTGATAATTGCATTATATCAATTTACCCACAAGGTAGAGCTAAGACTAACAACCTTGAATGGAGTTCAAAGGCTTCTAAATGTTTTAATATTAGAGCTTTAAGCAAGCAATTACCTAATCCAACTCTTGAAAGTTTAGTATGGACTTTGGCTTTAAAAGGTAAGTTTTGTCAGCCAGCTATAAAAATCAATGGTGATATTGTTCTTGGTGAATCTGTGCTTTGTCCAACTTGTGCAAATATTTATGACGAGCCTGAAACCATAGTTCAAAAAATAAAAGATTTTAAATGTAATGGTTGCAATCAAATAAATGATAGACTTCCTGATGTGTATAGACAGTTTGTTATTTAAGGAGTTGTTATATGCCTTATAAATCTGAGAAAATAAAACTTCCGCCTGAATATGACCGTAGACGTAAATTAACAGAAGAACAAAGACAAGAGATAATTAAATTGTATAGCACTGGTAATTACAGTCTTAGGCAACTTGGCAGAGAATATAACGTTGATAAGGGAACTATTAATTTAATAGTTAATCCCGAAATGAAACTTAGATACCAAAAGTATAATCAAGAAAACTGGCGTAAGCATCAAACTCATGGCGAAGAATATAATGCAACAATCAGAGAACATAGAGCCTATAAACATAGACTTTATAAAGAAGGTAAATTAACCAATGAAAAATGATACTATGATAAAACTTTTCATTTTATGGTTTATTATTTCAATTGTCTTAACAGCTATTTTTAGTTATATACGTTTAAGAAAAAAAGCAAAATGTCATCACATCTTTTATATTACTGGACTTTTTGAAATAAATAATACAATTACTTTGTGTATGGAATGTGATTACTGTGGAGAACATAAAGATATTGTAATTAAAAACAAAAACATTAGAATTGAGGTGGCTAACAATGATTGAAATGATTTATCAATCTCAAAGACTTGACCCACCACTTATTTTGGCAAGTAGCACATACAAGGGATATAATTATTTTGTTCTAAGCATGGGAACGCATCCTTGCGGCTATGTAGAAATCCCTAAATCAAGCAAATATTACAATGTTGATTATGATAATATTCCTGTTGAATGTCATGGCGGACTTACTTATTCAGAGAATTATCTTGGTGCTATAGCTAATGAATGTGAAGAAAGATTTTTTATTGGCTGGGATTACGCTCATTATATGGATTACGTTGGTTATTATGATATAGGTGAGTTTAAGCCATCATTTGTAGAATCTTTGAAAAAATTTAAAACAAAAGAAATGGTTAATGATTGTTTAAAAGTTATTGAACAACTCATATTACTGGAAAGAGATGATTAATATGAGAGAGTTACTTGATAAGAAACAAGTCTTGGATAGACTTTCGTATTGGGCGAAAGAAGCTGAAATGACTGATGACAATGCTCAATACAAACAAGTACGTAGTGATACCTTTCGTGAAGCAAGAATAGTTATTGAAGATGAAGTGCCTGTGATAAATGAATCAGACTTATTAAATAATAAAGTTAAATATGAGAAACCTGTTGTTTTAAAACCGTCAGAAATAAAAAAAATAATTGTTTCAGATACGGAGGATTGAATTTTGGTTAAACTGGTTTTGTTTTTGATAGGCTGTTTTATTGGTGGCGGCACAGGATATGTTATAGCGGCACTTATGTTTCACTCTAAGGACGATAATTGATGGAGGAGTTTTAATATGTTTATTCGATTAAATGTCAAGAATTTCTTATCTTTTTCGGACAGGAATAGTGGTGGTGATAAAATATCACATGAGTTTTCCTTACTCGCTGGAAACGCAAGATTAAAAAACGAACACCTTTTTAAAATTAATAACTCAAAAGCGCTTAAATTTTCAGCAATTTATGGGGCAAATGCCGCTGGGAAAACAAATCTGATAAAAGCATTATCCTTTATCAAACAAACAGTAACTATGGGATTGCCTGAAGGATATTCCAAATTGTTCTGTAGAACCAAACCTGAAAATGAATTTAAGCCAAGCTATTTTGAAATTCAATTCAGTATTGAAAATCATTGTTATTTATATGGATTTGAAGTGATTTTGTCTAAGGGTGAGTTTATATCAGAATGGTTGGTTGAAGTATGCAAACAAGGCGAACACGAACTATTTCTAAGAGACATCAAGAACGGTGAAACGAAATTGTCAAATAAGATTTTTAGCAACAAGCTTAAAATGTATTCTGACGATATATCTGATGATAGTTCAACCTTATTAATTACAGTAATGAACAGGAACAAAAAACATTTTTACCATGATTATCCAGAGGCACTTCCTCTTTATTATGTCTTTGAATGGCTCAATACTAAATTAAAGATTTTATGGTCTAATGAAAACTTTGATTTTAGTTATATGTTTAATAGCACAAAATATGATGAAATATGTAAAATGTTTCATTTCTTTGATACTGGAATCACAGGGTATCAAATAGAATCGAATAATATAATATTTCAACATGGAGATATTGATGTTCCAATAAGTGAAGAATCATCTGGCACAATTCAATTAATAGGCTTGCTTCCAGTGTTGCTTTCAAATGAAACTGATGATAGTACATATATTATTGAAAATCTTGATAGTGGTAGAAGCTTGCATCCGCTTTTAATATATCACTTTGTAAACAAATTCTTAAATCTTGTAAACAAAAGAAATTGCCAATTGATTATTACTACACATGAGACAATACTGCTAAATCAAGATTTATTGCGCCGTGATGAGATATGGTTTGTAGATAAGAACGCAGAAGGTGAGAGCATTGTTTATTCACTTGATGATTTTAATATAAGATTTGACAAAGTAATTGAAAAAGCCTATCTTGAAGGAAGATATGGCGGTGTTCCCATTTTTTAAATCCTAATTTTTGCAAGAGAATTGAAAAAAGAAAATTGATTATTTTGAAAAGGAGTTTGTTATGTGGAAATTAACTTTAATTGCATGGTTGATTTTTGTAGTTTTAAAATGGGTATTCGGCATAATGATAGATGCTATGAGTGGTGAGGAAAAAGCAGCATTTACAATAAGTCATGAAATACCCATGCGACTTATAGTGGTTGGCGGTATAACACTCGTTGAATTTATAATGACCATTGTAATGACCGTTATCACTATTATCAGATGGTGATTCGAAGGTGTAAGAAAAAATGGCAGAGTGACTAAAGGAGGCTAAACAGCATGGAAGTCATTGATAAGAACGAGTATATCAGCAAGATTGAAGTAGTACGGATATTACAGAAAGCTTATGCAGAG